ATATTATATTAATATAATAATAAAATTATATATATATTAATTATTTAACTTAATATTAATAATAATATTATATAGTAAAATATATAATAATTAATATAATATATAAATATAAAATTCATTTTTTTTTATTTTAATTTTGTTTTTTGAGAAAAAAAACGTATCTTTGCAGAAAAGTATGGATGAAAGTTTAGTAAAAGAGATAAAAGAATATTGTAAACTTAACAATATAGAAGACATTGATAGAATTATAAATTCATGTCTTCGTAAGGGTTTTAATATTTTAAAATATGGTTTATCTCCAATAGATAATTTTAAAATAGAAAATGAAATTTATGACACAGAAAAGTCAAAGAGAAATTCTCTTAAAGAAAATGAAACAATCCAATCCACTGTCCAAAAACGCTCAGGTAGCAAGAAGAATGGAAATGGAGAAGAAAAAGAACACGGAGAAAAAGTAGTTAAAAGAAAGATTCGTATAATAAAAAGAGAAAGTAAAGATGTTTAATGTTAGCAAAAAAGCAAAAGTAAATATACATTGGAATGTTAATGTATATAATCATTCTGAAGAAGCTGAAAAGAATATTATCGCTAAAGCAAGTAAGAAATATGGTATTCCAAAGAATAATATTAATATTATTCCAAATTATATTATGCTTGATGAAAGCGGTAAGAAAATAAGTGTTACTAATGATATTATACAGAATATCCAGAATCCTTCATTTCAAGTAGAATTATTTAAGAAATATCTTAAAATCAACAATATTAGTGATTATGATTTTGATTTAATCAGAAAGATTGATGCTGATATTAACACCAATATAGATTATAATGTCTATGATAAGTATAAGAGATACTCTGTAAAATGGATATCATGGAGTAATTTCTTATCTTATGGTAAAGATAATTTTTTTGATTTTCAACAATTAAAAAATATTGTCTTGTTAAATGGAGAGCCAGCTAATCAGTCTGGTAAAACTACGTTTGCTATTGATTTATTACACTTTCTTTTATTTGGAAAAACAGAAAAAGTTCCAACTCAAAATCTTATATTTAATAAACACCTCCCAAAAGAAACAAATGTTATTGTAGAAGGGTGCTTAAATATAGACGGTGAAGATTATATTATTAAAAGAACATTGAGCCGACCAGCTTTTGAAAAGAGAACTGCTAAAAGTAAAGTTAATCAGAAAGTTGAATATTATCGCATTATTGGTACTAATAAGGAAGAATTAGCTGAATATATAGATAATGAACAAGAAGAAAATAGTATTCAAACCAATAAAGCAATTAAAGAAGCTATAGGACGTGAAGAAGACTTTGATTTAATTATATCCGTTACAGAATCAAATCTTGATAATTTAATTAATAAAAAGGAAAGTGAAAAAGGAAGATTATTATCAAGATGGATTGGTTTGCTTCCATTAGAGGAAAAAGATAAAATTGCAAGAGAGAAATTTAACAGTGACATAAAGCCTTTCTTACTTTCAAATAGATATAATAGAGAGACATTAAAAACTGAATGTGATGCCTATGATATCGAAATAAAAAATATTAAAGAAAATAATAAACAACTTAAAGATAATAATAAAAAGTTAGAAAAAGAAATTGAGAAGTATGAAACTTCAAAAAACAACCTCTTATTGTCAAAACAAGCTATTGATGATAATCTATTAAAAATCGATATTATCACTCTCAAGAAAAAAACAGAAGAAATAACTAATCTTGGAAAAAATAAGAAAGAAACTTTAAATCAAATTGAAGAAGAGCTAAAGAGTATAGGTGATATAGATTTTTCAATTAATGAATATGATGAATTAGTAGAAAAGAGAAGTTCTGAAATTGCAAGAAAAGGAGTTATTGGTGAACAATATAAAAATATTAAGCATAATATAGAACACCTTCAGAAATCTGAATTTTGTCCTACTTGTGGTAGAAAACTTGATAACGTAGATAATACAGAAAAGATAAAAGAACTTCAAAAAGAAGAAAAAGAAATTATTAAGAAAGGAACCAATTCTAATTTATTAATTGAAGAATATAATAAAAAAATAGAATCATTAAAGACTAAGAGAGAACTCTATACAAAGTCAAATGAATTAAAAGTAAAGAAGAGTGCACTTGAAGTTAATATAGGTAACTTGAGAAATGAATTAATAGAAAAAAATAATATTTTAAATAATTATAATAAGAACAGTGAAGCTATTGATAAAAATAACAAACTGGATATTGAAATAAGAAATATAGAACAACATATAAAAGTAAAACGACAAGAGAAAGATAACAATAATTGGCAACTTACAAGTAATGAAGCTACTATCAAAAATGATAATAAAGAGATAGAAGAACGCAAAAAGCTAATAGAGCAATTAAATGAAGAAGAAATAAAGATAAAGAATTGGAAAATTTATTTGCAACTTGTAGGAAAAGATGGTATAACAAAAATGGTACTGAGGGATGTTTTACCAATTATTAATGCCAAAATAAATATGTTACTATCTGATGTATGTGATTTTGATGTTATAGTAGAAATTAATGAAAAAAATGATATTAATTTCTGTATGCTGAAAGATAATGTTAAATCAGATTTATCAAGTGGGTCTGGTTTTGAAAAAACAGCTGCTTCTATGGCACTTAGAGGTGTATTGGGAAGTTTATCAACAATGCCTAAACCTAATTTTATAGTGTTGGATGAAGTATATGGACGTGTCGCAAAAGATAACTTAGAAAATATACATAAAATAATTAATAAGTTATGCGATGATTATAATTTTATAATAACCGTCTCGCACTTGGATACAGTAAAAGATTGGGCTAATACAACAATCACTGTATTAAAAGAGGATAACATTAGTAAACTTTCTGTTATCAACGCTAAGAAATAAGAAGTTAATGTTTCACATTTTTAATGAACAATTATGTTAATGATTTCAATGAAGCAGTAGTAAATTACTACGAAAGCTTAAAAAAATGCAAACCAGTTTCACGAGAAGAAGAAAAAAAACTAGTGAAACTTGCAAAGCAAGGTGATATACTTGCTAAAAATAAACTACTCGAATCTAACTTAAGATTTGTATTCAATGTAGCAAAGAATTATAGAGGATGCGGAATATCTATTAATGAACTTATTTCTGAAGGAAATATGGGACTTATCAAAGCGATAGATAAGTTTGATGAAAAAAAGGACGTTAAATTTATTTCTTATGCTGTATGGTGGATTAGACAAGGAATACAATCATATATAAAGACTAAGGGATGTGGACGTTCTGTAACAACTGTAGATGAAGAATCTATTAAAGAAAACATTACAGAACAAGATATTCTAGATGAAGAGGACGAAATAGTAAATAAAAATGATACTATTCTATCTAATGAAGAAGATGAATTTAATAGAGAAGTACAAATTAATCAAGATGCTATAGTTTCTAAATTATTATCATCATTAGAACCAAGAGAAAAAATTATTATAGAGAAATATTACGGTCTAAATGGAAATAAGTCTAAGAATCTAGAAGAAATAGGTGAGGAACTTAATCTTAGTAAGGAGAGAGTTAGACAAATAAAAATGACATGCTTCAAGACATTAAGAACAGAGGTGATGATGATGCCAGAAACAGTATGCTTATTTAAATAAAAAAATAAAATAAATATATTTATAAAAAAAGTTTAATATGGCTAAGAAAACAAAGAAAACAGAAGAAGCTCTTAACGAGAATAATGTTAATGTAACTGAGGAAGTAGTTAACGAAAATGCTACAGAAGAAACTAATGTAGAAGCTACTGAGGAAACAAATAACGAGGTCGCAGAAGATAAAACAACTTCCAATGAGGCAGAAACTAATGAAGTAGTAGAAGAAACTCCTAACAAGGAAAATACCAATACAGAGGAAGAAAGTGTTGATAATAAGGAAGATGAAAAGACTTCAGAAGCTGTTGAAGTAAATGGACAATTAACTGAAATTACAGAAGAAATTCCTGTTGCATCTACAGAATCTGTAGAACTTTTGACAAGCGGAGAGGAAGTAGAAAAAGGTCCAGCTGAACCTATAGAGAATGAAATACCTGTAGGTAAAAGACAGCGTTTGACATGGGAATGGAATGGAATGATTGCTGATTTTTAAAGAAAATATAGTCATGGAATATGATATTATAAAAAAAATGACAGAGAATATTAGAAATATTCAATTTGAAGAAAGAAAGAGAAGAGCTACTGCAAAATCTCTTATAGAAGAAAATGAAAATACTTCTAATGATTCTCATGGTAGAGTTATTCCTATTAAAAAGTCAACACCTCAGTTTGGTGATGTTAGAGTTTCTCAGGAAGAAACACTACGTAAAACTATTAATGAAAACATTAAGATGGGTGAAGATGCATTAAAATATTATCCCGATGCAGATGATTTAACACTTGATGGAGAGATTAACTCACTTAATTTGCGTTTACAGTTCCGTTATAATGACCCTTCTGGAGATGGATGCTATATCTGGACCGACGGTTTACAATTAACGGAAACCAATACAAGAACAATCGGAAAGATTAGAGATGCCTTTGCAAATTGGAAAGATTCATTAACCCAGAATGGTGATTTAATGGAGAAATTGAAAAAATATGCAAGGAAAGAAAATTATGACGAATAAACTTCAAAAACTCCCTATAAATTAGGGGGTTTTTGCTTTTTATTTATATTTATATGTAATAAAACCAATAGATATAAATGATTAGTAATAAAAGGTTGCATAGAATCATACAAGAAGAATTATCAAAAACAGAAGTAAATTCAATGATTGACAGAAAGTTGGATAATTCTTTAGACTCACGTGATTTTAAAGATGCAGTAAAAAAAATAAGTGCTTCTGTTATAAGTGAATTGTTTAAAACACTATGGCAGCGAAATAGCACATGGGTTAGCGCAGTTATTTAAAAAAATAATAAATATAAAAATGTTAAGAGCAATTAAAATAAGATTATATCCAAACAAGGCACAAGAGCAAACACTTAACAAAGTGCTTGGATGCTACCGTTTTGTATATAATCAAATGCTTGCTCGGAAACAGAATGCTTATAAAGCAGATAAAACAAACTTATCTGTAACTGATTTATCAAAATGGTTTCACGGAACAATGCTTAAAGATGAACAGTATGCATGGTTAAAAGAACAGAACACGAAGGTAATGAAACAAGCAATCAGACAAGTGGATGGTTCTTACCAAAAGTTCTTCAAACAACATAATGGTTTTCCAAAGTTCAAAACAAAAAAGGATAAACAATCGGCATTGTTTCCAATTGACGCAATTTCTAAAAAGAACACATTTGAAACCAAACATATCAGTTTGATAACCTCATTAAAGAATATTAAGTTCCGTTGTTCAGATTTGTATTTCAGAAGACTGAAAAAGTATAATAAGGATATAAAGAGTGCTACCTTATCGAAGACCAAGAGTGGTAATTTCTTCTTATCTATTATTGTTGAAATGGATGATACTGAGTTAAAGAAATTTGAACACACAAACAAGCAAGTTGGTATTGACCTTGGAGTCAAAGACTTTGTAATAACATCAGATGGAGAGGTGTTTGAAAATAAACATCTCTTTAAAAAGAAAGAGAAACAGGTAAAGAAACTTCAAAGACAATTATCAAGAAAAGTTAAAGGTTCTAATAATAGGAGAAAGGTGCAAATTCGTATAGCAAGATTATTCGAGGGAATAACCAATAAGAAAGTTGCTTATATTCATTATGTAACCAATGAACTGTTGACTTACTTTGATACCATCTTTATGGAAGATTTGAATGTTAAAGGTATGCTAAGAAATCACCATCTTGCAAAGGCAATTCAAGAAGTTGGCTTCTCTAAGTTCAAGGAAACCTTGCTTAGCAAGGCACTTGTGAACGACAAGAAAGTTGTATTTATTGATAGATTTTATCCATCAAGTAAGACTTGTTCACAATGTGGTTATAATAAACGAGACTTAAAGTTAAGCGATAGATTTTGGGTTTGCCCCGAATGTGGAACAAAACATGACAGAGATATTAACGCTGCCATAAACATCTTGTTGGAAGGTCAACGAATGTTGACAGCAGTGTAAAAATAAAAAATTAAAATAGGTGTCCGTAGCACCGAATATACACTTGTGGACTATCCTCCTATGGATGACCGAACTTTATGTTCCTAAAAAGTAGTGGTAGGTTGAAGCAAGAAGTGAAAACTACCTAAATCATAGATTTTAGTAGATTTTCATATACGATGGGAACTATATCAAGATGAAAATTTATATACCGCAAAATAAATTATCACTTATAAAAGAATCTATCAACGAAGAAGTTACATTTTTTGAATTTTATAGAGATATAAAGAAATTCATAAAAGACCTTCTTAGTAATCCTTTTTATGCTAATACAAGTGGTGTATTACAAAAGAAAGGTATTAGTAAAGACGAATTGAAAAGTATACTTTTAGATAGAGATATAATTAAAAAGAAAGAAAGAATTGACGAGCCATACGATGATAAGTTAGGCAAAAAGAAATCAATGTTTCATGTTATATATACAGTTCCTAAAAGAAATTTTGAAAGCAACATAAAAAGTTTATATAAATATTATTTTGGATAAATGAAAAAATTATATACTTTAACAGAAAACGATTTACATAGATTAGTAGAGAAAGTTACTAAACGAATTGTAAGTGAAATGGAAGGCGGAATAGGAGGTGGTGCTACCAGCACTATGGGTGTAGGTATGACTACTGGTAATGGAAACGGTTATGAATACGATGTGCCAGTCAATTCAGGACAACCTATTACAAAAAACTTTTGGACTGCTGGAAATGAGGAAGATACATGTGAAAGATGCGGTAGCAAGAGAGAAAAGAAAAACACTAATTTAAAATGCAAATAAACTATAACGACTATTATTCTAATACTAATGTTATCAAAAGTATACAAGATATTGATAAGAAAGTAAAAGAAGAAGTAGCAAATGGTAATAACGAAGAAAAGTATACTCAACTTATGTTTGAACAAATGTTGAGAGGACTTTATCTGAACGAAAGCAATATAATATAAAATATAAACATATAATTCTATGAGAATTTTTAAAGTAGGCGAGTTAAGACGTGCTATCAGGGAAAGTGCAGGAGAAAAAAATGAATTTAAACCTGTTTTTGGAAGCAATGTACAAAGTGATGATAAAAAAATTAATGACAAGGCTTACAAAGAAATTATGAAAGATACTGAAAAGTATAATAGTAAGACAAGTGTAAATAAATCAAAAAAGTACGATGGTGGCTTATCTAAAGATGATAACCAAAGTATGAGTGATTTGTTATACGACAATATATCTGAGCCTTTTTCAAAAAGAGTAAAGGCTCAAATGAAAGGTTATGCTTCAGCAGAAGCTGAAAAACTCCATAAAAATGATGCCTTTGGAAATGCAGTATATGGTACAGATGACGACGTAGAAAAACGTAAGGAGCATTCTGATGAAAGAAAAAGAGGAAAAGATACAGCGACTGAAATAGGTTTAACTGGACGTAAACTTGATAAAAAAGAAGTTGAGAAATTACACAAGAGTGTATATGAAAACAAAATAAAACGTCTAACATTCCATAAAGCATTCCTTTCAGAAAACCACATGCTTGCTAATATTCCAGATAGTTTAAAAGAAGAGAACAATCGTTTCATTATGAGAGATTCTAATGGAACAGAATATTTAGTAGAATGGCATCAAGATGGTGCTGATGTCAAAAAGAAAGTAGGTAAAAAGCTCGTTAACGAAGAAATGAATCATATTAAACATCTGTTTAATTATAAATGTTCTGATTATAACAAAAATAGTACACCTGATAAGAGACTAAACGAAACAAAAGAGTTTGACGATATGCTTAATAAAGCACGTAAACTTATGAAATAATTTGAACATAAAACAATGTTTTAAAAATGAATGAAAAAGGAACTGAAACATTTGGTAGATGGGACAGTATTGTAGATTATGTCGTCAAAACTATCAAATGGATTGGGCATGCAAAAGTTAGTGAACTTTTAAAAATAACATCTTTCTTCACATTTTTAGTTCTTTTATTCTGTGTAGGATGGTGGGTCTATAAAATAGGCAATGACCAGAATACGCTTGAAAAAGTACTTAATGAAATTGTAGAGAAAGAGAAAGAAGATGAAGCTAATATGAAAATCCGTGATGCTGTAACACCACGGATAAATAACGAATTGAAAAAAATTCTATATACAAGTAATGCTTCAAGAGTAGCTATATTTGAATTACATAACGGGAAAGAAAATGCTACTAATTTACCTTTCAGATATGTAGATATGTCTTATGAGGTAATAAACGAGAATGACAAAGATATAAATTTTGTTGGAGATAAATTTCAAAATATACCTTTAACTCATTACCAATTACCTTATTATATCGCTAAGAATGGTGTATTTATTGGTGATACAGAAGATGTAAGATTAATAGATTCAAGGTTTGCTAGAATTGTATATAGTATAGGGGGTAAATATATAGCAAGTGTTATTCTAAAAAGTGGTGGACATACTATTGGTTTCCTTTGTCTATTCTTCGACAAAAGCTTACCATTAAGAAATAAAGAAGAAATGAAAGTATCTTTAGAAAAATTAGCTGATATAGTAAGTCCATTACTTGATTTAAAAGTTTTAAAATTAGAAAAAGGATGTTATAAAGATGGTAAATAAAATTTATAGTTTTATAGTTAAGTATCGTATACCTATAGCAGTAATTATAAGCATTTGTATTATTGCTATTCTTACATATTGTACTCATAAGCATAATAATATTATAAAAGAAATCAATAATGTAGAATATATAGATAGTGCGAAAACTTATCATAAAATATACCAAAGTAATGATTTTAAAAATCTAAAGAAAGAAAATAGAGAGTTATACGATTCTCTTAAAAAATATAAGAAAGAAATTAGCTACCTAACTCAATTCAAATATAGGAAAACTTACACAATAGTTAAAACCGTTGAAAAACCCGTAAAAGTAGTAGTTGAGAAGGTAGTCAATAATGATACATTGAAAGTTTATGAATATACAAATAAACCAAATGATTCATTAAGTTATACTTTGAAAATAGGAAGTTACAAAAAACCAGAATGGTATGAATTAAAAGCAGTAACGAATGATAAATTTACATTAGTAAATAAAACGTCAAATGACGGAACGAATCATCTAACAATAGAAAGTTCAAATAAAGGGGAAATATCTAACGTAACTGTATTTAATAAAAAATATCATAAGAAATTCTGGGAACGTTTTAGAGTAGGTCCAAGTTTCATTGCAGGGTATGACCCAATTCATAAAGATTTCAGTGTGATGATAGGTGTAGGATTAATGATAGACATAACAAAATAATTTAAAAAAATCTTCAGAAACCATTTAATTTCTGAAGATTTTTTTTATTTTTTATATAAGAAATACATCGGCAGGAACAGTCGATTACACGGGTGGAGAGAAAGTAAGTGTCAATCATTCTAAATACCTTTCCTCGATGAAGCCTGAAGCTAATAAATATTTAAAAAATTAGTAGTTCATGGTACTATACGTAATAACATTTATAAAAATATTCATTTTTATACTATCTTTCCTTGAAATATTTAGAGAATTATTTAATGTTTTTAAAATTATAAAGATGAGGTCAGGTAAGATAGAACTTAATGGATGGAGGCTCGCTTTCTTATATTTTTCTATCTCTTATATAACAACTATTCTAATAGTTGGTTTCTAAAATGTAGAATGATATGCTAATGATAGAAGAATATATTAAAGAATTAGGAGAATATTTTGAAGGAATTGAGAGATTTAATAAGGCTTTAATTGTTAAAATAATATTTCCTGAAAAATGGGGGGTTTATCCTTCAGAAGATGGAAAAATTAAGCCTGCTAAATCAGATAGCAACCCTCAAGAATATTATTATTATGGAGATTCTGATAATGTAAAATTAGAAGATATTTTTCAATTGATTATTGAAACTAAAAAAATGAACGAGAGTGTTGTTAATAAAGTAAAACTATTAAAAGAAAAAATAGAAGAATTAAAAGAGTTTTTTAAAGATAAAGATATAAATGAACTTGAAACACTACAGTTTATAACTAAGAAGCCAAAGAAGAAAAAGAAGAAAAAAAATATAGATAACAAAAGTGAAGAAACAAGTAATACAGATAATAAAAATATAACAACTGTAAATACACAAGAAGAAGAAAAAAATAATACTGATAATAAAGAAGAAGAAGGAGAAATACAATGAATTTATTAATATATATAATCTTTGCATATGGCTTATCGAACATGCTTGTTTATGCAAGCGGACCGTTGGATATTATTGAGAACTTCAGAAATGCTACAAAACGTGTTTTTGGAAGTATTGGAAACGTTTTTGATTGCATGATGTGTACAAGTGCTAATGTTGGGTGGGTTACATCCTTATTAAACATTTTCGTTTTCCCTACAGTTCCGTTTACAGCAGGAAATATTATGTTTGGTGACAGTTTACCATGGTATATAGTTATATTCGTGGATTTATGTGTAACATCAGGCGCTGTATGGCTTTTAAATAGTGTACAGGAGGCACTTGAGAGCAACAATGAATGATAATAGCTATGAACTAAATAAGGAGCTTAGAGGACTTAAAAATGATAGAAAAATGACCGAAAGGTCCATTGCTTTTCAACAAACAGAAATAGCTAATAAGCTAAAGGGAGAAATGGGTAAGGATATGATGGATATCCTCAATGGAAATAAAAAAATAGAAATTCCTTTAAAGCAAAAAGTTCAGTTCCGTATTAAGAGGTTTTTTGATAAATTATTTGAAATATTATAACTATGGAATTAAAACTAAACAGTTACAAGATATTTGAACTTGGAGATTATATATCTAAGTTTCTGTTAGATAATGGAATAAACACAAAAAGTGAATTAATTATAAATGTAGATAAAAAAGAATTGACTAAGATAGACGAAGATTTATTCTATAGAGAAAACACAAGAGACCAAGAATTTATACCATCTGATGATGAAATACACATTTCCTTTTCTAATACATCTATAATTATAAAAGCAGAAAACGACAACTAATTTAGTTGCCGTTTTTTTAATTACGTGTTTTAGTTCTTTTAACCTTTTGCCTATCCCATCCAGTTTTATCAACTATTCTATTAATCCAATCACTCTTAAATTTACTTTTACAGATATCTCCACAAAAGGCTATATAGCGCATTTTTTTCTCAATGCACATTTTCTGAATTGTATTATATAATCTTATACAATCTTTTTTATTTTTAGTTATAACTATTTCAATATTACCATTAGTTGCAATGATAAGTTTATTGTTATAAACTAATATCTCTTTAAAATTATACTTATTTTTCTTTTCTCTACTGATTAAGTTCTCAAATACCCATTTAAAATCTTTACGTTCAAACAAAGGATGATATCCGTAAACCCAAAAATGTTCTTCCTTATTATAATCAGCTTTATCATATATAATCCAATAAGGATTATTAGTACTATAATTTATAAATTTTCCGTATTCATCCCTTAGCCTAATAATATCATGAGCGCAATCATCAGTATATTTAATAATAAAAATTTCATATTTAGTTTCAACAAGACGTTTATTTTGATGCGTCCAGATAACAGGAAAAAGTACTTTTTCACTTTGCGCTTTCATATCCTCAAAACGCCTATTTATCTTATCAACGTTACCACACCAATAAACATCATCTATCTGTTTACCATTCTTAGTTAATATAATATGAAATTTATTTCTCTTTGGAACCATATTATTAAAAATTTATAAAATAAGAAAGAATTTTCAATAAATATTTTGGTGAAAATAAAATTATTATTATATTTGCAACGTTAATTTTTAAAAGTATATTAAAAGATGGCTAAGAAAATTTTTGCTACAAGTTCAGACATTGCAGAAATGGCTGAGAAAAAATTTGAAGAAACAGGTCTTGCTTCAGTAGGGGTTAGACTTAATGTTATGTCTACAACAAAATCTAATAAAGTTGTAGAAGTACGACAGATTGGCGCTACAGAAAAGTTTAAGACAAAGAGTGAATCTGGAATTAATATGATTATCTATGAAGATGCTCTTGATAGACTTACAGACAAGTTGAAGGAAGACCTTATAGAAGGCGCTTTATCAAATGTAAGTTATGACAGTGAAAAAGATAAACTTAATGTTGATAATAGTCAGTACGGTGAAATCCTACGTATGAGAATCAAACATGATGACTATTTGGACACTATTGAGACCTCTTTAATCACTATCGAAGCTATTGCAGAAGAGGAGAAAGAACGTAAACGTGAAGAGAAAGAAGCTAAGAAGAATAAAAAGAATATGCAAGCTTAATATTAATTTAAGGAACTGTTATAGCCAATTATATAGCAGTTCCTATTATTGTATAAACAAATATGAATAATGGGCGACATAAGTTTACTGAATAAAATCAAAGAATTTAAAAGTCCATGGTGTTATCAATACCAAAGACGTTTAGATACTTTAGAAGAAGATAAACAAATACTTGGATGGACTGATGAAGATATAAAAAACATCAATCTTGAAGAATTTGAATTTTCTTTCATAGCCACCAAAGAAGAAAAGAAAGAAGCAACTGAATTTATCAAACGTTATGAATGGCTTGGCACTGTAGGAAGTTATCCAACACATTGGTTTGCTGCACGCTATAAAGGAATTTTAGGAGGTGTAATCATTATGGGTATGCCAAATTCTTTCAGTAAACTTTTAGGTGAAAAAACTAAAGATATAGAACGTCTTATTGCACGTGGTGCAAGCGCATCATGGACACCCATGAATCTTGGAAGTAAGTTCTTAATGTGGTGTATCAAGTGGATGACTAAGAATACACAATATCGCCTATTTACCTGTTATAGCGACCTACAAGCGAAAGAAAATGGTTCAATATACCAAGCACTCAACTTTTATTTTTTAGGTGCTGGAAGCGGAACAAATGTAAGGTGTGTAAACCCTTATAATCCAAATAAAATAATGACGGATAGAGCTTTTAGGTCTAAGAGCTTTTATAAACGTTATGCAAAAGACATAGGTATAGAGTGGCAGAAGAACTGGTCTAATAAACAACGAATGCTTTGGGAGAATATACCTGATGACATTGAAAAAGAATTAAGAGAATATTCTAAGAAAATGTTTGCAGAATCTGAAAAGATTTATTTTCCATCAAAATATAAATATGCTTTTATTTTAGGTAAAGATAAAAGAGAAACTAAACTGTTAAGAAATGAATTTATAAATAAAAATAAAGTTTATGAATACCCAAAAAGAAAATATTGATGATATAAAAATTGTAAAACGACTAAACCCAAAACATAACGAAGTGGGCGTGTCTAATTTTCAAATAACGTATTGGCAGGAAGCAAATACAATAGATGGAGACGAAGATGAAGGCGAAAGCTTGACTTTAACAATGATAAATGGTGCTATTGGTGAAGAAGACTGGTTTACAAAAATAGAAACTGGTAAAAATGGCTTTACTATTAATAAACCAGAAGACTTTCAAGTCATTTTAAATGATTTCTATAAAAGATTTAAAATGTAATAAATGAATTAGATTATGGCAAATTTGATATTTATTGCCTAAATCTAACTATTTATATAAAAAACTTTGATGAAAAAGATAATAAAATTAACAGAGAGTGATTTGCATGAAATTGTTAAAAACACGATAAGAAAAGTTATAAAAGAAAATAACAACGAACCTTTAGATATAACAAATTCATTCATATCCGCTATTTTTGATGCTCAATATCACTGGGATACATGGGATGAAGGATGGCATAGAGATGTAGACGTATATAACGAAGGAGGAGAAACCTTTTCTTTTGATTTGTATGTTTATAGAGATATCACACCAGGTAGTCCAAGTCACGATTATGATGTTCCAGACGACCCAGACGAAGTAAGTGTAGAACTAGAAATTGATAATGTAAAGGCTTATGATTCTGAAGGTAATGAAATTATACCAATTACATTTGATGAAAATGAAGTCTTAAATGCTTTATACGATTTGTTTTAAAATAATAATAACTAAATAATATTTTATACTATGGCTTGTGCATGTCAAAAAAGTATAGTAAATAGTGGAGTTCCAAAGGTAAAAAGAACTATCACACGTCCTACTTCACCTATCAGAAACGGAAGTGCTGGTAGAAGACGTATTGATAGAAGAGTTCTTAAATAGTGTTAAAACTATTGCAAAAATTTGTAGGAATAAAAACTTTTTATTACCTTTGCAAAAGAATTAAAAACATATCAGATTAAGGAGATAAATTTATAATTATATTCGGTTTAAAATAATGAAATAAAGTAAACTTTTAGTTGACTTAACGTAATTTTTTTCAACTATATCTGATATATGGCTCGATGGTGAAATGGGTAGACACATTTGACTTAAAATCAAATATTCAGAAATGAGTGTGCAGGTTCGAGTCCTGTTCGAGCTACTCTCGAATGTTTCACATTTAAATATAAACAAATGGGAAGAATTATTGTTTATAATTGCAAAGAAGAAGACCATACTTCGAAACCTAATAATTTTTATATAGGAAGAAGTAAAGATGGTAATCCACTTGGTAATCCATTTACACATAATGGTAAACGTAGTAATCTTGCAAAACTAACTTATAAAACGAGAGATGAAGCTGTAGATGCTTATAGAAGATATTTTAATAAAGCTTATGGCGTAGACCCATATCTTACACATGACTTTGATAAAATATATGAACATTATAAAAATGGAGAGGATGTTTATCTACAGTGCTTCTGTAAACCACTCAGATGTCATGGAGATATAATTGCAGAAGAACTACAGAAAAAGTTACTTAGAGAAAAAATGAGAGAGATAAAAAGAAATGCAGAGAAATAAATCTCTGCATTTCTCAATTTTAAAAGAAAGGGTTATCTTTTAATGAAACAATTATATTATGATATTTCTTACATATTTCAGTGAATTTATCAACTTCTTCTTTACTTAAATTAAACCATTCATTTAAACGATTATATTTTCTATAGTGACGATGTAACATCTGTTCCAACTTAAATGGCTTGTCACATTCAAAATAATTTGCAATTAATAACTTCTCAGAATTACCAGTTTGCAGTTCTTTTAAACGTTCATTTATATCATTTTTACGTGTTGAACCTATTTTATAACAGTCACTATCATTTTCTTCTGTAATTAGATAAACATATGCCATGTTTTTATTAAAAAGTAATGACTTTAATAAATTTATCAATATATTTATTAAAGAGATATAAAAAAATAATGGTACATTTTTATGTACAATACATAATACTTTTTAGTAAAATATAAACATGACAAGTAACGTAAAAAGACATGTGCAGCTACCAAGAAGCTCACAAAAAGGAAAGGTGCCTACTGCTGATGACTTGAAGTATGGCGAAATTGCAGTTAACTTTAATAAAGAAGAACCATTTATTGCTATTAAAGGAAGTGATGATTCAATCATCACAATGGATTTTAAAAATGCTGAAAAGGGTCCATGGAACAAAGGTGAAGGTGAAAACTCTGCTGTATTAGGTAATGAAACATTAGGTAGCCCAACCAAAATTATTAATACCGCAACTGGTAAATATGCTACCGCTGAAGGTAATGGTACTACAGCAAGTGGTAATAATTCCCATTCTGAAGGATTAAAAACGAATGCTATTGGCAATTTTTCTCATGTAGAAGGAGCTACCAGTAGTGCAAGTGGATTATCTTCTCATGCAGAGGGTACTGCTACAAAAGCTGTTGGTAATTCTTCTCATGCAGAAGGTAAGAGTACTACAGCAAGTGGACCTCAATCTCATGCAGAAGGTATTTCAACAACTGCAAGAGGAGAAAGTTCTCATGCAGAAGGAAGTGCGACAACCGCAAGTGGGGAAAATTCTCATACAGAAGGTATTAACACTACAGCAAGTGGAGATAAATCTCATGCTGAAGGTAATTATACTACATCAAGAGGAGAAAATTCTCATGCAGAAGGTTATAAAACGGATGCTAATGGTAACCATTCGCATGCTGAAGGTAATTATACTACAGCGAGCGGTGACACTTCTCATGCAGAAGGTAATTATACAATAGTTAAAGGTGGATGCTCTCATGCAGAAGGAAAGTATATGGTTAAGATGCAATTAGCCAAAGATATTGCAGTTGGAGATACAAAAATTACTGTCGATAATGATGCAATGAATTTACCTGTTATTGATGAGTATATCAAGAATTGTTTTATAAGGGGTAAAAACAATCCAGAAGACATCTATAATATTGTATCATACTCAACAGATAATTTATCAGGAGTCAATGTGATAGAATTTACATTAGATAAGCCGTTAGAAACTGCATCCTCTAATAGTGGAAGTTACGATGACTATCCTTCATTTACTTCTAATGAATATATTTTAACAAATATTGCTGTAGGGGAAGTAGAAGCAGGACATGCTGAAGGAAAAAATAATATTGTCTTAGGAGAAGCAGGACATGCTGAGGGCATTATGACAATAGCTAAGGGAACTACCTCTCATTCAGAGGGTTCTGGTACTACTGCAAGCGGAGATAAATCTCACGCAGAAGGAAGTGCGACAACCGCAAGCGGAGAAACTTCTCATGCAGAAGGTAGTAATACTAACGCTGTTGGTAATTTTTCTCATGCAGAGGGTAATAGTACTTCTGCAAGTGGGCCTCAATCTCATGCAGAAGGTTCTACAACTTTTGCAAGAGGAGAAAATTCTCATGCAGAAGGTAGTAGAAGTACGGCAAGTGGGGTTCAATCTCATGCAGAAGGTTCTACAACTACAGCAAGTGGACCAAATTCTCATTCAGAGGGTAATGGCACTACTGCAAGCGGTGACACTTCCCATGCAGAAGGTCTTAATACAAAAGCTATTGGTAATTATTCTCACGCAGAAGGTAGAGATACTACCACAAGCGGTGCAATTTCTCATGCAGAGGGCTTTGGAAGTAAAGCAAGTGGGGAGTCTTCTCATGCGGAAGGTAGTTCAACAATCGCAAGTGGGGCTAAATCTCATGCAGAAGGTAATGGTACTACAGCAGGTGGAACTTCTTCTCATGCAGAAGGAATAAATAGTAAAGCTAATGGTGATTACTCTCACGCAGAAGGCTATAGTAATACTGCAAGCGGAGAATGTTCTCATGCGGAAGGTAGTTCAACAATCGCAAGTGGGGCTAAATCTCATACAGAAGGTGTTAATACTAAAGCTGTTGGCAATTTTTCTCATGCAGAAGGAAGTAATACAAATAGTGCTGCACATTATTCTCACGTAGAAGGTTCTGGTGGAATTGCTTTAAGTGTATCAAGTCACGTAGAGGGTCTACATCTAAATGGATTACAAATAACAGACGATATTACTGCTGGAAGTACTGAAATGTTTATTTTGGCTTCAGAAGATTATTCTGTTAACTTAGATTATTATAAAAACTGTATTATAGCTAATAATGATAGAACAAGTGCTATTGATGTATTAAACGCAGAATATGCTTATAATACTAAGTTTACTGCTGACAATGAAAATAAACGCATTAAGTTAACACTAAAAGACCCATTGCCTAAAGCATGCACACGTGCAGCACAAACTACTGGTAATCAACGTGACGGATATTTTTATACATGGGAATATACGATACAAAATAAGGGAACAATAGAAAGTTATGGAAGTCACGCAGAAGGTTCATACACAATGGTCTATGAAGATGCTGGACATGCAGAGGGAAAACTTTCTATTTCAAAAGGAAAAATTTCTCACGCTGAGGGATATCGTACCATTGCAGGTGGAAAATATTCTCATAGTGAAGGCATTAACACTACAGCAAGCGGTGAAAGTTCTCATGCAGAAGGCAGTAATACAACCGCAAGTGGAAAAGATTCTCATGCAAGTGGTTTAGCTACATTAGCTTCAAATCAATCTGAATTTGCTTGCGGTCAATATAATAAAGCCAATACAAATCAGATATTTTCAGTTGGTATTGGTACAGCTGACAATGCTAGAAAAAATGCTATATATATAACCACAGATGGCAGTATATCTGGAGATGTACAGTTAACAAATGGTGGCACTTCAATGACTGGTTTGAAGATACTTGGTGGTATTCAGGCAACTAATGGTATGATAGCACCAACTTATTTAAATTCTTCAGACGAGAGATTAAAGAAGGATATTGAAACAATATCAGAGAATGACATTGATAAAGTTAAAAATATTGATTTAAAATCATATGCTTTTAAATCTGATAATAGCAAGCACTTTGGTGTTATAGCACAAGATGTTGAAAGAGCTGGTTTAGAAGAATTAGTCGTTAGTAGCACAGAAGGTATTAAATCTGTTGATTATATTTCTTTATTAATTTTGAAGATTGCAGAATTGGAAAATGAAATAAAGAATCTCAAAGAACAGATTAAAAAATAATACAAATAATTACATAACAGGGATAAAAAACGTCCTTGTTATGTTTTTTAATTTTATAATATAGTATGATATGTGCACATGATTTATTTACATACTCAGGTGTTGATAATGGGTTCCCTTTAGGTGGTATTTTAAAGGGTTATAAAGGTTTATGGAAATGTCAAGAACGTAACGAAGAACAATTATACAATTTAGGTGTTAGAGTTTTCGATTGTAGAGTTTTCTGGGATAATGATTGCTGGAGAGGGTGTCATGGTGTCGTTAATTTCAAAATAACTTTCAAAACATTAGATGAACTCTGTAATCATTTTGATGAATTAGGTAATGGTGATTCTATATACAGAATTATCTTGGAAAAAGATAATAATGGCGGTGAAACTGTATTTAGAAATCAATCAACAGGATTATGTTATAAACACCCAAACTTATGGACTTTATTAATAAGATATAAGACACAAAATTGGCTAAACGACAACGGTATGGTAGATAACAATATTGACAGTTTAGTAACTCGTGGTTATAACTTTGCCAGATTAATGGCATGGGAAAGTCCTAATAAAGAATACAATGTACCACCGCCTAATTTTAAAATAGATAATATCTCAAAGTATAGTGATTTTAGTATAAGAGACAATGCAGCAAACGGATTTACCCAAAATGGAGAAAGGCATGAACCTAATCCAAATCCAACAAGCTGGGGAATGCTTACCGACAAAAACTATGTATACTTTTTAGATTATGCTAACCTATATATAGGCAATGATAGATGTTTAAATCTTAAAGAGTTATATAATAGATTCGATGTTAATTACAAGGATGAACATTTAGATTTAAAAGAAATAACCATAGAAAGCGATTTAGGTAATAAATTATATAAAGTCCCGACAAAAATAGAGTTAAAAGAAAACTCAAAGTTTGTGATAAACAATGAAAATCAATATAAAGATAATCAACTAGTATTCGGCTCAGATATTTCGTATAGATGAAAAAAAAATAATATATTATTTGCATGAATAAAATATATTTCGTATATTTGCACATTATAATATAAAATATAATGGCAAATAAATACAAAGATATACCTGGAATGTTTGAAATCAATGGTGAACCCAAGGTAGTTACGGAAATACGTGCTAAAATATTAGACAAGTTCAAGGATTTAGTCTTTGAAGAAGAACCACATATCTATTATTTAAAACATGATAAGAATAAATTGTTCAAATCAGTAACAACACGCCTTGGTGAATTTGAACATGATTTTGATTTAGAAGAAAACGCTTCCAAATACGCTGCAAAACATGGTGAAACAAAAGAATACTGGCAGGATGTATGGAGTTTTAATAATTTAAAATCAACAACAACTGGTACATTATGCCATGAATATGGAGAATCTTTATCTTATGTAAATGCAGGACATCCAGAACTTATTCAGGAAAGTTGCAAACGTAAATACATAAAAGATAAAAATTGGCTTATTCCAACGCATCCTAAACAAGAAGCAATACATAAATTCCAAACGGAGTTACATCCAGACTTACATCTGGTTCTTCCAGAAGCAAAGATGTTTACTGAAGGTCTTAAAAATGACTTAGCAGGTACAGCAGATATATTATTTTATTACAATGACCCATCTGGTAAAAATAGTGGATTATGTATATTTGATTATAAAACGAATAAGGAATTAATTAAAACATATAATAGAGAAATTAAAAAAACTCTTTTACCACCTTTCGAAGACTATATAGAAGAGCCACAGTCAATTTATACACTTCAATTATCTACATATGCTATACCTTTACAAGATTTAGGTTTTAAAATAATAGCAAGAAGACTTGTATATTTAAAGCCTGATGGAACATATGAAATAATTCCACTTGCTGACGAATCAGATAGATTAAGAAAAATATTATAAAAATGGAACAAAAAAAATACACATTTATAAAACCTTACACTGTTACAGAGTTAGGTACATTGCCAGAAGGTTCTGACATAATTTTATTTAGAGGACTTGTTTATTTCAATGGGGGACTGTGTAGTAACTATTATGCACGGATATTAACTAATTTGATTAACAACGACAAACTAAGAAAAGAATATCTTATAGAAACTCCACCAATTATGAATAAAGTGTAGAACAAAACATTAAATTTGGAAAATTACAAAAATATGTGTACCTTTGTATCATAAAAAAAATATATTAATGAAAATTATTAAGGATAAAGAATTAATAAAATGCATTGATAAATATGATGTCGTATTGATTGGTACTAACATATACAATACATTATCTCAAGGATTCCAAAGAGATATAATGTTACATTATCCAAAAGTACAAGAAACTAACTTCAGGACAAATTATGGTGATAGAAGAAAGTTAGGTACAATAAGAGAGTGTAAAGATACGCATCCTTTGTGCGTATTATGTTTCATTACCAAAAGTATGAATTTTAGACCAGATATTGAAACAGATTATTTGGATTATGAATCTCTTGAAAAGTGTTTGAAAATTATAAGGATATTATATAAAGATAAAAAAATAGCTACTACCCTTATTGGCGGAAGTAGATTTGATGGCAATGGGGATAGAAAAAAAATACTCGATATCTTAGAAATAACTTGTAAAGATATTGATATAACAATTTACGATTATCATCAATTATCTAAAAAAGAAAAGAATAAGATTGAATATAACAAAGAACAACTCCTTAAGAAGACAGATTACGAAACTTATCGTAAAGTTGTATCAGAAAGGAAACGAAAAGAGAAAGAAATAAAACAAAGATATCAAGAATACAAATAATAAGAAGAAAAAATAAAAATAAATAGTTATGATTAAGCATTTAGAACTAACAAAAGACCATGTAAAGTTATTGCATTTTCTTTACTGGCAGATAGATGGTGATAATAAAATATTTGTTGATAGAAGACATTTATTTAATTTAGGTTCTCACCTTCTGGAAGATATGGCTTTTATACTTGGCATGCAAGATAAGGCAATCAAAGGTACAGAAGAATCACCAGATGGTCGTGCATACCCAGATGATGTAGAGGAATATCTTCTTGGTTTAAATAAATATATTGCAGATAACCTTTATTACATACTCAGCCTAATGAGCACATTTCAAGGTGAACTAAAGGAAGGTAAATATAAATGTCGAGATAATGATTTAATTTGGATGAAAGAATAAAAATGATTATTCTTTATATAAAAAATATTAATATATTATTCCTTATTATTTAACTAATAATTATTAGTTTTAGATTTCTATTTCGTATAATTAAAAAACGAAACTATGTTCATAAATTTAAAAATTGGTGGCGGTATAAAAGAACGGTCTGAAAGTACCATTAGATATTTTAATGACATTAAAGACTTTCCTATTCTCAGTAAAAAGGAAGAAAATGAACTATTATATAAGGTTCATAATGGTACAGAAAAAGAAGCTACAAATGCACGAAATAAACTCATTAGTTGTAATCAGCGCTTTGTAGTAGCATCCGCTAAACGTCAAATGACTCCAGGAATCGAACTTGTAGACTTAGTTAACGAAGCTAATATCGGATTAATGGAGGCTATTGATAAATTCGACCCTAATAAAAATAGTAAACTACTATCTTATGCTGCTTACTATATTAAAAGAAATATAGACCAATTTAAAATAAATTATGGAAAAATAGTGCGTAAAAAAAACGGTGAAAGAATATATCATCACGTAGCAAAGGTAAGAAGTTATTTAACTCAAAAATTAGAACGAGAACCGACCACTGAAGAAATTTCATCACTATTAAATAAGAAATATGGTATCAATATAAAAAACAATGGTGATGTTAATGAGATAAGATTAACTAGGGTTGATAACAGTAACGAGAATGAAGATAATAACGAATCTTCACAAATGGATATATATGAATTTAATAGAAATACTGCTAATGGTATTGAATTTAATAATGAAATTAATAATGAATACAACTCATATAAGTCATCGTTGCTTTTAAAATGTCTCAATAAGCGTGAAAGTGAAATAATAAGGTTTATTTACGGAATAGATAATAATGATATTATTGATGATGATAAAAGTAAAGGTAAATATAATTATGAAATAATATCAAAAAAATATGGTTTAACAAAAGAAAGAGTTAGACAGATACACAAAGAATCTCTTCAAAAGATGCGAAAGTATATAGAAGAAAAAACAAAATAAAGGTAGGATAACCACAGAAAGCAATAAAAATATTCAAACATAATAAAAAATATTCAAATATATCCATTTTTCTAATTTTAGTGATATTTATATATGAAGACAAAAATAAATATAATAAAAGAAATTGAACGAATGCAACAAAATAAACTAAAAATAGTTTCAATTGATAAGGAAAATATGTTGTATACTTGTGATGATGATAACGAATATCCACTAATGGAAGGATGTGAAGATTTAACTATTGAAGAATTACAACAGCAACTTGACCTCGCAAAAATAACAACTTGTGATATATTAAAACAAATCAATAAAGAGAATGAATAAATTACTAACACTAAAAGAAACTGAAACACTTCTTAATGTTAGTAAATCAACACTTCAAAGATGGGACAAATCTGGTAAGTTAAAGGCATTAAGAACTGAAGGTGGACATCGTAGATATAAAGAATCAGAAATATTAAATTTAATTGGATTTGAAGAAACTGATGGCGAAGATAAACAAAATAGTGTGATTGTTGCCACTTATGCAAGATGTTCAACATCTGACCAGAAATCACACGGAGATATTGATAGACAATCTGAAAGACTTGTTGGATATTCAGTCAAACACAAGTATAAGATTGAACATATCATAAAAGATATGGGCAGCGGATTGAATGATAATAGAAAAGGATTTGTTAAATTATGCAAACTCGTTATTGATAAAAAGATTAACAAAATAATCATAGAACATAAAGACAGATTAACTCGTTTTCAATATAACCTTATAGAAATGTTTTTCAATAGTTATGGGGTGGAAATTGAATTGGTTGATAAGAAAGAATATACAGAACAAGAAGAGTTGGTTAATGATATGATGATGCTTATAGCATCATTCTCAGGAAGACTTTACAGCGCAAGGGCAAAAGAAAATTCTAAAAAGAGAAAAGAACAAAATAACAAATAATGATTATACAGAGTAAGTACACAAAGGTATTCCATTCAAAGGATATGACTAGACAGAAATATGATGAGTTATATGACTTCGCTGTGCTTATTCGTAACCACAAAAATGTAGTATCACGGTATGTTAACAACAATCTCTTGCATTTCTTAGAACATAATAAGTTTCAATTCATGAAGGAAATGAGAGTACGTTTCAAGAATGTGATTCCAAGTTCATTCGATGCACAAGTCTATACGCAAGTGTTTACAAGTTATCAAAATAAATTTAAGGCAATTCAACGGAAACTCGTGTTTGAAACGAGAACATTAAAAGGATTTGAACTCTATAAGCATGACACTAAAAATCACAAGAAAGATGATTTGAAGAGAGTAATCATTGAAAGAAATCAAACTCCATTAACTATCTGTCTTACCTATCTTGCAAGATACGGCAATGAAAATACAATAAATTATATCAAAGCTAACATAAATCACCGTGATGATAAGAAACGTGATTTCTATAATAATATATTGAGATGTTGTGAGAAATTCGATTTTGACCGTCTATATAATCTTGCCTTATCAAAAAGAGAACGTGCTATTAAACGTTATTCTGAACACCATATTGAATTTAAGTCATTGACATTCAGTGGAAGATGCAGGAAAAAAAAGATTATAGATTATAACAGTAGGTTTGGGTCAAAAATAAATTCATTCGTGAGTCTTAGTGGTTTAGGTAGGAAATCATTTGATATACCTGTCACATTCAATAAAGGATGGCACGGAAATATGAGGGATTATAGAAAAAAGAATCCTGATTATGAATATGTACTTACATTTGACGAGAAGAAACATCAAGTAAAAGTAAACCTTTGCAAGGATGAAGAACGTTATATCCCCGAACCAAACGGAAAAACCGTTGGTATTGATGTGAATTGCAAACATAACTTATTCAGTTTGTCAAACAAAACAACTTATGATTATGATAGGAAGTTGGTTAACGACTTTTGCAAATTATCGCTTGAAATAGACAAGTTAAAGAGTGATAAATCATATACAGTTGGTAAAAGTAAGCAACGTAAACTTGATGTGATGAAAACCAAAATGATTAAGTCTGAACAGCAACTTATTGCCAATATGTGTAAGACATTACAGTTGAAAGGAGTTGGACATATTGTAATGGAAGATTTGGATAATAGTTTTGGAAAGTGCTACGTAAAGGATAAAGATAATGAAGATATTAATTACAATAGAAAAGTAAAATTTCTTGGTTTAAGTAGTCTAAAACAGGAAGTTGAACATATTGCAAGGAAATATGACATTGCGGTTTCAACAGTCCAAGCAAGTTATACATCAAAGATGTGTCCTGTATGTGGTTGTATTGAAGATGAAAATAGACCAACCCAAGAGACATTTGAGTGTGTTGAATGTGGGTATAAAGACAATGCCGACTTCAATGCAGCAAAGAATATAAGAAACAGAGTGCTCGTAACCGTGTTACGAGAATCGCTCTTAAAACAACTTGATAATGGTGCTTTTGAACCGAAGAAACTTAAACGTGAAAAGGTGAAGGAGGTGCTATTATCGTTTCGAAGAAGCCTACAAAATGTAGGAAGTGAATGTAGAGAAAGTGGTTTAACTACTTTTGACTATGTTTAATTCTTCGGAATTTCCCACCTTTTATTATCTGACAGGTATGATACCTTGAGATATCATTTTATTAAGTTTTCGAGCAACCTTATACGTCATTGGGCGTTCATGATGTAATATCTTTCTAAGTTGAGATTGCGCACCTTCTGGCGTATGTGCAGGAAATACCTTTCGTGCTGCTGCAGCTAAATCAAGAGTATCCATATTGATTTTAGCAATAATACTATTAGCAAGGTCTTTATTAATTTCTATATTACTTCTCTTCCAATCTTTAAAATCATATTTTTTGAATCCTCCACCAGCAGTCTTACGTATTTTAATATCCTTTGTATTAGCCGTGCTTTTTTTCTCTTTATTCTTACTGCCATCGTTATCAGTAGATTTATTCCCTTTACGACTCTTTAAGAAACGTTTAAATGCATCTAAAACCTCCTTGCTAACAGGACGCTTCGCCTCATTAACAAATATCTTGTTTAATTCTTCATTAATTATTGAATCTATTGTGTTCATTTGCACTTTATTTAAACTATGTTTATCATTTAATAAATACTGTATCAATAGTGGTTTTAAATAAAATATGATAATAAAATTAAAATAAAAGTTAAATTTAAAGATAATATTTGGTTTATTGAAGATAAATCTGTATTTTTGTGACGTAATTTTAAACATATATAAGAATGAACAAGGAAGAAATAAGAGAAACTGTAGAAAGATTTCATAAAGAAACAGGATACCTATTAGAAGTGAAAGATAATGGGTTGTTTTTTGATGGTGATATATTTTTAAGAGATATTAATATTACAGAAATTCCAGATAAGCTGACAGTTAATGGAACTTTTATGATGTATACAGTACGTGTAAAGAAAATACATAACAATTTAAATATAAATGGAAATTTCCAGTTACTAAATACATCTATTAAGTCTCTTCCAGACAATTTAATTATAGGTGATAATTTTATTTTGTATGGTACACCCATTAAAAATTTCCCAAATAATTTAGTAGTAGGTGGTAATCTTGAATTAAGACATATAAATATTACAAATTTACCTGATAAATTGATTGTAGGTGGAAATATTGATATATTTTATACTAATATTACAAAAATTCCTAATAATTTTATTATCGGTGGAAGACTTAAAGTAGATAATAGTGGTACTATAAATCTACCTGAAAATTTGACTATAGGTGGTGATATGGATTTATCTTATGGAAAAATTACAGAATTGCCTAATAATCTGATTGTAGGTGGAGATATTGATTTAAGCTTTTCGAAAATTAATAAATTACCAGATAATTTATTTGTTTGCGGTTCTCTTGACATAAGTCATACAAAAATTAAAAAAATTCCAGCTAATTTGACGATTAACAATTGTTTTGATATGTTTGATACAAAGATTCAGAAAATTCCAAAGAGTTTAACTGTTGATGGCTTTTTATGTAAAGAAGATTTAACAGAAAAGGAATTATCAAGTTTCAAAAGAGACCTTTCTCCAGAGCAGAAAAAGAAAATACATGATATTAAGAATATGGCGCTTTTATGGAAAAGCAATGGAGTTGAATATATTAAAGCTGATGGTATTTTCTCAGTTATTGATTCTCATCACGGCAATGTATACAAGGTACATAAACTTGGAGAAGAAAATAAAACGCTTTATCTTGTTACCGATGGAGAAAACAATTGGGCACATGGCGCAACTATTGCAGAAGCTAAAGCCGACCTTATGTATAAGTTAAGTGATAGAGATACTTCTGCGTATAAAGATTTATCGTTGGATGATACTTTATCTTACGAGGATTCTATCGCTGCATATCGTATTATTACTGGTGCGTGTTCAGCTGGTACAAGTGATTTCATTGAGAGCAGATTACCAACTCCTCATAAAGATAAGTACACTGTTAAGGAGATTATTGAATTGACTACTAATGAGTATGGTGGAGAAAGATTTGAAAAGTTTTTTAAAGAAAAATCATCTTAAATTTGGTAGTTTAAAAAAATATTATTATCTTTGCAACATAAATATTAAAATATAAAGATATGTCACAGAATTTATTTATCGAGGCAACAAAGTACAATCAGTATACTTTTACTGAGAATGGTGCACTTACAATGGCTTCAACAGGAAGTGAGTTAGCTAATCAGTTTGGCTTAGCTGGTAATTATCGTGGACGTAATGTTTCAGATGTATTTTCAGACCAAGAGAAACTTTGGAATGAATCACGTGAGTATGCTACACGTTTCCCATTCTATCTTAGAATGATTACACGAAAGATTAAAGTTAACGACAAAACCACTACAGATAATGTACAGAGTGGACAAGGACAGCGTGACGAAACTTTTAAAAGACTTCTTTGGCTTGCGAAGTATCATAAGAATACATTCAATAATAACGTGTGGATTTTGCCTCTTATTGGCTCATGGAAGGATTTATGGACTATCATGTTTTATGATGAACATCTTGAAATCAATGCTATTGATAGAGAATTTATCTATAGAATCATCTATGAAGGTCTAAAGTGTGATGCACATGTAAATCTTGTTAAGAAGTTCATGCCTCGCATTAAGTCAAAATCTCATATTAAGACCGATTGGAATAGACTTACAAATAATTATGCGAAAGAATTTGCTAAGTTATTCGATTTGTCTTATAAGGAATATAATCATCTTAAGACTTCTGGAACATCTCATGATTTCCAAAAACTAATGTGCTCAAGAAATTATGATAAGATTAAGTGGAATACAATACCAGGACGTGCATTAAGTATGATTACTAATGGTAAATTCTTAGAGAATCATAACCTTGTTGATTCATATACAGAATGGGTTATTAAGCAGGGTAATGTCAAGTTTACAGGTTATCCATATGAGTTAATCAAAAACTTGAAGAAACATTGTTACATTGAATATAACCGAAAGAATAACATTTCATGCCTTCCTAAGTACGTTACAGCAACCATTAATAAGCAGTTTAATGAGTTGATTGAAAAGGGTAAGAATATTGGTGGTATAAATGGAAATGTATGGTGTGCATTAGATACTTCTGGCTCTATGAACACATGTGTACATGGTGATACTACAGCATTAGACATATGTCTTTCATTAGGACTTTATTTTTCAACGCTTAATACGGGTGCATTCCATAAGAATGTAATTATGTTTGATGATACTTCTAGTGTATTGCAGCTTAAGGGCGATTTCTGTGAAATGATGAAACAGATTCCTGACAATGCAATGGGTGGGACTAATTTCCAATCAGTTGTTGATGAAATTGTAAGAATCAGAACTAAGCATCCAGAGATTCCGCTTACAGATTATCCTCAGACACTTTTAGTGGTTTCAGATATGCAATTCAACGCTACTAATAACTATTGGCAAAGGTCAACAGATGTAGAAAATACGACTAATTACGAGGAAGCTAAGAAGAAGTTGAAGAGTGTATTCCCAGAAGAGTTTGTTGATGAGTTTAGATTCATATGGTGGAATTGTGCTTCTCGCCATACAGACTTCCCTGCCACAATTAAGGATGGTGGATGCTATTTCTTGAGTGGTTTTGATGGGTCTATTATTACTTTACTGTTAGGCGGAGAAGAAATAGATACCAACACAGGCGAGAAGAAGAAGTTAAGCATGGAAGAGTTAATGCATAAAGCACTTACTCAAGAGATTCTTAATTATATTGTAGTTGAATAAATAACTATCGGATGATGTAGAATTAATAATATTTTACATCATCCATAAAACAAACTTTTATGAAAAAGTGGGAAAAGATTTTTAATACAATGGTATACTCTACCCTACAATATCTAAATGATTATGGGATTAATAATATGATTTTAGGTATTTCTGGTGGTATAGACTCAACACTTGTAGCTGCTATTTGTCATGAAGTGGTAAAACGTTCTGATGGAAAAAAGAAGTTATTAGGTTATTCTCTTATGTGTTCTACTAATCAATCAGATGAAGTAAAAGCAGCAGAAATGGTTGGTAAATCTTTATGTACAGAATATCAAAGCATTAATATAGAAGAAGATTATAATACTATTTCAAGTAGTTTATCAAATCATTTCAAAGTAGATACACCAATTGCTAATGGTAATATTAAAGCAAGATTGAGGATGTTATATCTTTATCATTGTGCTTCAATTTATAAGGGTATAGTTATGGACACTGATAACTATAGTGAACACCAACTTGGTTTTTGGACGTTACATGGTGATGAAGGAGACTTTAATCCTATTGGCGAATTATATAAGACCGAAATATATGAATTATGCGAATGGCTTTGTACTAAATTTTACGTAAACGATAAAGATATTAGACAAGCAATAGAAGAATCATATAAATTAACTCCTACAGATGGAAACGGAGTTAAAATGGGTGGTGATATGGCACAGATTGCACCAGGATTAACGTATAAAGAAGTAGATAGAATACTTTTTGAAACTAAGATATGGGGATGTACTAAGTATAATGATATAATTCTAAGAAGACTTTCTGAAGAGAAATGGTTTGATGAAGATATTGTCAAAGACGTTATTAATAGAGTTAAAAATAGCGCATTTAAACGCAGACATCGCCCATTAAAAATTGATTTGGAAAGCGGTCAGATAAAACAGCAAAATTGTAAATAATAATGATGGATTTAGCACAAATAGAAGAAGTTTTTTCTGACAATAAAATTTCTGTAGGTAGTGTTAAAATAGCATTTTTAATAACTATAGGAGAATATGTACCATATACTCTTAAAATAGATGAAAATAATTTAGAATATTATTACTCCATTAACGTAGATGATATGACATATTCTCCACATATAGAAGAAATTATTTATCTGTTGAAAGATGACGGATGGGCATTAACAGAAGATAAAAAAGAATTAGTCAAATATGTTGACTATAGTTCTTAAAAAAAATACAATTCACATTTTTAATTTAAAAATATAAATAATATGACAAATGTTTTTTCTGTAGGTCGCTTGGGAAAGGACTCAGAGATTAAGAAGACAGGTGGTGGTAAGGATTTCCTTTCATTTAGCGTTGCAGTAGATGAAAGACGTAAGGGTGAAACTGTTACAGATTGGTGGAACTGTTCATGGTATGGTGAGAACGCTATCAAGATGGCACAGTGGCTTAAGAAGGGTTCACTTATTTCATTTAGTGGAGATTTTGCAGGTGCACGAATTTATCAGAATAAGAACAATGAGAATGTAGTCTCTTTGGACCTTATGATTAATAGTGTAAGTTTTGTGTCAACAGGTAAGGGTAATGGTGAAAATAATACTCAACAGACAGCTCATACTGGTACTTTTGCACCTACACCTGTAGCAAACCAGCAAACACAATCTGCACCTCAGCCTGCATCAGCACCTGCTATGGATAACGATTTGCCTTTCTAAAAATAGGAAGACATAATATGAAATGAAATGGGACGTATTATTATACCTCCCATTTTTTTGTTTACTAATAATGAAACATCTTTAAACGATTTATCCATCGAAGATTTAAACATATTCAAAAGTAGATAAACCACTTTCTATACATTCACTCCTTGCAGTTTTCTGCAAGTTTCTTCGAAACGATAATAATACTTCCTTCACCTTTTCACGTTTAAGTTTCTTCGGTTCAAAAGAACCATTATCAAGTTGTTTTAATAGTTTATCTCGCAACACGGTTACAAGAACTCTATCTCGTATATTCTTTGCAGCATTGAAATCAGCATTATCTTTGTGACCACATTCAACGCATTCAAACGTTTCTTGGTTTGGTCTGTTACCATCTTCAATACAACCACAAACTGGACACATTTTTGAGGTATAACTGGCTTGAACAGTAGAAACCGCAATGTCATATTTTCTTGCAATATGTTCTACCTCTTGTTTCAAACTGCTTAATCCAAGAAAGCTAACCTTTCGATTGTAATTTATATCTTCATTGTTGCTATCTTTTGCATAACACTTTCCAAAACTATTGTCCAAATCTTCCATCACGACATGCCCAACGCCTTGTGATTGCAATGTTTTACACATATTAGCAATAAGTTGTTGTTCGAACTTAATAATTTTGAATTTCATCACATCCAGTTTACGTTGCTTACGCTTGCCAACCGTATATGATTTATCACTCTTTAGCTTATCTATTTCAAGAGAAAGCTTACAATAGTCATTAACGAGTTTTCTGTTGTAATCATATGTGGTTTCATCTGACAGACTGAATAAGTTGTGTTTGCAATTTACATCAATACCAACAGTCTTTCCATTTGGTTCGGGGATATATATCTCACCATCTTTACATAGGTTTACATTCACTTGATGTTTCTTTTCATCGAAGGTAAGAGTATATATATAATCAGGATTGTTCTTCCTATAATCCTTCATATTTCCATGCCACCCTTTGTTAAATGTTACTGGTATGTCAAATGATTTTCTGCTGAGTCCACTAAGACTTATGAACGAATTAATCTTTGAGCCAAATCTACTATTATAATCAATAATCTTTTTCTTTCTACACCTTCCACTGAATGTCAAAGACTTGAACTCAATAGGATATTCAGAGTAACGTTTAACTGTACGTTCTCTTTTTGAGAGAGCAAGATTATATAGACGTTCAAATCCAAATTTATTGCAGCATCTTAAGATGTTGTTATAGAAATAATGTTTCTTTTCATCGCACTTATCAATATTTGCATTGATATAATCTATGATGTTTTCATTACCATATCTCGTAAGATAAGTGAGACAATTAGATAGTGGCGTTTGTTTTTTATCATTAATTACTTTCTTTAAATCACCTTTCTCGTGGTTTCTTGTATCACGCTTATAGTACTCAAAACCGTTGAAAGTTTTTGTTTCAAAAACTAATTGACGTTGTATGGCATTGAATTTGTTCTGATAGCAAGTAAACACTTGCGTATATAGTTGTGCATTGAATGAACTCGGTATTGCGTTCTTGAAATGTCCTATCATTTCTGTAATGAATTGAAACTTATTGTATTCTAAGAAGTGTAAGAGATTATTGTTAACATATTGTGATACCACATTTTTGTGGTTACGAATAAGCACAGCAAAGTCATATAACTCATCATACTTCAGACGAGTTAAATCCTTCGAGTGGAAAGTCTTTGCGTACTTACTTTGTATAATCATTAGATATTGAGTGTTTACTTATTATAAAATTTAATAAACTTTAGAATTTTATCAACAGATATCTAAATACCAAATACAACATTTTCAAACATTGAGTTATTACTAACTTAAAAGGTTCGATTATTTTTGAATATTTTTCTTTCAACAGGTGTTTTACCAATTTTTATTCATCACAATGAAACATCTTCAAACGATTAACCCAACCATTAAGAAAACGTTTTTGTGTTTTTTCTTTAATTTCTTTTTCAGTCAGTTTCCTACCTAATTTCTTTTCTAAGGCAATAACACTTTTTGCAGCTATTTCTTGAAAATGTTTTAAACGTCTATTCCATAATTTATCAAATAACTCTTTTTGATTTGGATATTCATTAATTTTCATAAGTGTAAGTTTTCCTACAATACCATCCGCTTTTAACTCAAGTACTTGTTGCGGTATCTTTATTCCATTTAATCCACTTCCCCATAACCAATCAACTAACAAGTTTGCTATAGACTGGTTTTTTATTTCATCAGCTTTCCACTTATCCCAGAATCTATCTTTAAAAATTTTATCCCATTGTTCTTCGGTTATATTCTTTAAATCATCTACTGTTTTATTGTTACCATACGTTTCTCTAAACGTTTTTAATGTAATACCATACATAGTTGCACCTCCATTATCTATTGGGTCGTTAACGAAACCGCCTTCTGCTTTTCTAATAATCGGTTTAAGTTTTCTAAAATCTGCCATAATATTAATTTAAGAATTTTTATATATAAATATTTTGTTTTATAACACTATTTTCGTAACTTTGTGACGTAATTTTAAAGAATAATAAAAATGACAGCATCTAAAAAGAACAGTAGTAAAACTACAACGAGAACAAAAAAGTCAGAGAATATTCAAAATGTAGAAATATCATATCCTCCAGCAGAGAGGATTGATGAAGACGGAAACGTTTATACTACTGGATTAACTACTATCGAGAAAAAACGCTATAGAGAAATAACTTCAAGTTTGGATGTAAAGAATCCTATGACAGTTATGTCTTATGGTTCAGATTTGCAAAAAGTAATGGACTCATATTCAAGTGAACTTCTCCAACATCAGATGTCATCAACAGTAAGTGGAGACACTTCAAAACTTATTAGTAAATTAATGGGTGAACTGGAGAATATTGATGTTAACGATTTTAAGACTCCTACACGCATTAAAAAGTTCTTAATGTCATTTCCACTCACTAAGAGTTTTGTAACGTCTGTAGCTGAAATAAAAGCGAAATATAATACAATAGAGAAGAATGTAGAGAATATCAAACAAAAACTTGAAGCTACACGAACAATTGCTTTGCGTGACAACAATCTTCTCGAACAACAGTTTCTCAATAATAAAGATTATGTAAACCAGTTGGAACAATTGATTATTGCAGGTAAATTCAAGGTAGAAGAACTGGAAGAGGAGTTGAATACGATGCGTACAAACGGCTCTGACATGATTGATATTAATGATACTAACAACTTTAAGGAAGCGTTAGAAAAGCGTGTTACAGACCTTGTAATGCTACATCATGCTTTTAATCAATCATTATATCAGATTAGAATTATTCAGCAAACTAACCTGCAAGATGCAAATAATACAGAATCACAGATTTTGATGTTGATTCCATTCTGGAAAAATCAGTTATCTCTAACAGTAGCATTATATAACCAACAGCAAAGTATTAAAGCAAAACAAGCTGTTTATGATGCTATAAATAAATCATTAGTTAGCAACTCAGAAATGATGAAGACACAATCAATAGAAGTTGCAAAACAGAATCAACGTACAGTGCTTGATGCTGAAACACTGATGAAAACAACAAGAGATTTAATTGAAACAATCCAAGGTGTACAAAAAGTACAGGAGGAAGGCAAAAAGAAACGTATGAATGCAGAATCAAAGATTATTGAATGCGAGAAACAAATGACTCAAGCAATTAATGAACTGACAAATAATAATGAAAGAATTGTGAGTCGAGAATTAATCGGTAATGAAAATTAAATAATAAATGAAATTGAGAAGAGAAATTAAAAAATTAATCTATGAACAACTTGATTTTGACCCACCAAGTACATTCTATCATAGTGATAAATGCAATCTAATTGAAGGAAAAGAATATCAGTTAATAGGAACTTCTTGTGAAGGGTTTGAAATGAAACCAAGAACATTTAAATTTATCAAATATATTCATTCGCATGGAGAAATTATCATTGATGGTGTAATAATGAAACAGATAGATGGAGATATAGGAATGCTCTTCTCATTATCCAAGAATGATTGCATCATATATAACATTCCATATGAAAGTAATCTTCAAATTTTTCCATTAACAATGAAATGGAAATTAAAGAATAAAAGAACAAAACCAAATAAAAATGTTCATGAAAGTTATTATTATGCTCAAAATAAAGCAAGAGAAATAATAAGACATGATATGGAATTTAAAAAAGCAACAGATGCATTTGATAAATTTACTTGGGAAGCCAATAAAGCATGGAATGAAATAAGAAAAAATAGTTATGAATAAACGTATGAATGATTTAATAAAAAAAAAATTTCTAAGTTTTTTGAATAAAAAATATAAATAGTATTGATATAAAAATAAAATTCCCTATATTTATATATGGAAAGCGTTCTTAACTGTTAGTGTATATTTTTATAAAAAGTAATAATTTTTATTGATTGCATTACAGAAATAATTATCTTTTAGATAAGATAAAAAAATTATTAGGTAGCCGTACTACCGAATATACGCTTGTGGACTATCCTCCTATGGATGACTGATTGCAGTAATGTAATGTACTAAAAAGTAGTGATAGGTTGAAGCAAGAAGTGAAAAGTACTTAAATCATATATTTGAGTAAATTTTCATATACGGTGAAAAATAACCATATTGTTGCTTAAAGTACAATTTGTTTTACTTTGATTTTTTAGGTTATTTTTCAATGTGGATTTTAATATAAAGAAGAAAAGGAAAGCTGGTAATCTGTGAAGACATCAGCTTTTCGCATTTTTTTAGAAAAAAGTTACTGAAAAATTTGGTAGTTTCAGAAAAAGTTAGTATCTTTGCATCAGAATTAAGAAATAAGAGTTCTTTGAAAAGAAATATTTAGATTTGTCAAATATAGTTAGGAAACGTACAGCAAAAGAATTTGAATAGGGTTCATGAGGTTTGGTTCGATTCCAAAATGTGACCGTAATAGGTACGTTTAGTGTAATGGTCGCACGCATTTTGTTTCCTTAACATTTACAAAAAAATATCTATTGGTTATGTACAGCACTTATATTCATAGTATTTATTTATCTTCTGAATGCAATAAGTTTTATAAACTTATTCGAGTTTGAAATCGCTTTTAATGATTTCCGTAACCTAATTTTTTAAATAAAAAAAAATAGACAAAACATGAGAGTTGTTATTATCTTGCTGATTATTCTAATATTTATATCATTGGGTATATTTATTAATGGTTTGAGAAACTATAAGCGCAGAACAATACATAATGTTATGGAAGATAACGAACATGACAATAATTTAAGTAAACGTTCAAATCGTAGGAAAAAAGTTACTATCATAGAAGAGATGCCAGATAATAATGATAACTCGGTGGAGTAGCTCAATTGGATAGAGCAACGGCCTTCTAAGCCGTGGGTTGCGAGTTCGAGTCTCGCCTCCATCACATCATAACTCAATTTTTACCACAAGTTAGATTTGTTTCTGCTTGTGGTATTTTTTTATATATAAAAACAATATGCAATTATCAATAAATTCCAATTAATCAATTAAAAACTTTTATATATTGATAAAAAAATCAACTTATCATATATTTATAATAAAAAATAAATTTATGAACGGATTTGAAAATTGGATAAAAGATATTTGCAAAAGAAAAAAAATGAAACTAAAAGATGTTTCAACAAAAATGGATGTTGAACCAGCTTCTCTGACAAGGACATTAAAGGGTGGGAATCCACGATTAGACACATTGGTGAAGTTAGCTGATGCATTGGAAGTAGAAATAACAGCTTTAATTCCACGAGAAATTAAACCATAATCAAAAAAATATTTACAGAATAAGTAACTTTTGATACATAGGTTATATTTATATTAAAATTCATATAAAAAATGATACGTACATCAAATAAACAAAGTAATCAGTATAACATGTTTGTTATATCCAACAAGTATGATAATGATGCTATGTTTTTTGAATACGACATAAATAATAATAATAGTATTTCAACAATACGGAATTTATATGAATGTATAACCTAAATTAAAAAGGATTTTTGCACTTACTTCACTAAATATATTTCCAAGCTGTTGAATAAACTTAAACAAAAGTTGATTTAGCAGCTTTTTTAGTACATTTACAATTAGACAATAATGACAGTAGACAACCTTACACCATTATTAAATGGTCATGCAGAATTAAGATGTGTCATAGAAAAGAAAATAGCTGAATACAAAATTATAGCTACTGATGGACACGAGTATTTAATGGATATAGATATTAGTGATAAGAAAGAGATAAAACTCGAAAAATGCATAAAATGTGAATATATTAACGATTTACTAAAGAAAACCAACCAAAATAATGATTTTATAAAAATAAAATAAAAAAATCACTGAAAAATTTGGAGGTTTCAAAAAAAGTTAGTATCTTTGCATCACAATTAAGAAATAAACGTTCTTTGACTTGTTGGAACAACAGAATGCGCTCATAGCTCAGTTGGTAGAGCACAGCACTTTTAATGCTGGGGTCCTGAGTTCGAGTCTCAGTGGGCGTACAACTTAAAAATACAATAGGTAGCCGTACTACCGAATTTACGCTTGTGGACTATCCTCTTATGGATGACTGATTGTAGCAATACAATGTACTAAAAAGTAATGATAGAGTGAAGCAAGAAATAAAATATACATTAAATCAATAGATTTTTTGTAAAATTTTATATACGATTAGCTAAGAATGATGCTAAGTGTAATTTTAAACAAAACTATTTCAGTAATTGATAGAATCTATTAATTTGTAGATTATTGATAGCTACGTTGGTAACGTTACAACCAAATTATCTCCTATTACATATAGGAGAATCACAGTGCATTAGTTCAGTAGGTTAGAATACTGCCCTGTCACGGCATAGGTCACGGGTTCGAGTCCCGTATGCACTGCAACCACCTCACTTAGCTCAGTTGGTTAGAGCGACGTTACTAAATTTTTTCCTATATGGAAAAGAACAGCAAAGTTTAAAATTGACTTGTAATCCGTGAGTCATCGGTTCAAATCCGATAGTGAGGTGGACTTTTATTAGGGGATATAAATCTGCTAAATGAGAAATAGAGTTCTTGTAACCGTGTTACGAGATAAACTCTTAAAACAAGTTGATGATGACGCTTTTGAGCCAAGGTCACTTAGTCGTGACAAGGTTAAGGAAGTATTATTATCGTTTCGAAGAAGCCTATCAAAGATAGGTAGTGAATGTATAGAAAGTAGCAACACTACTTTTGACTATATTTAATTCTTCGGATGGAGCAGCGGTAGCTTGTAGGGCTCATAACCCTAAGGTCGGGGGTTCGATTCCCTCTCCCCGAACTATTTAGGAAACAAACAGCAGATTTTCTCTTTTTTATGGAATAAAAATAATATTGTTTCCTGTACTTTGAGATATAGTGTAATTGGCAACACAGTTGATTTTGGTTCAGCTATTATAGGTTCAAGTCCTATTGTCTCAACTATGCTTTAGTAGCTCAGTTGGTTAGAGCACCTGACTGTTAATCAGGGTGTCGCAGGTTCGAGTCCTGCCTGAAGCGCATAATTATTGCAGGATGGAGCAGAGGTAGCTTTTAGGGCTCATAACCCTAAGGTCGGTGGTTCGACTCCACCTCCTGCAACCATTCTGGAGAGTTGGCTGAGTGGTTTAAAGCGCTGGTCTTGAAAACCAGAGGGCAGTAAAATGCTCCAAGAGTTCGAATCTCTTACTCTCCTCTTATATTGGAGATTTAAGCCTAATTGGTAAGGCAGCAGTTTGCTAAACTGCCAGTAATCGTAGTAATATGGTGTATAGGTTCGAGTCCTATAATCTCCGCCTTATTTAAGGACTTGTAGCTCAGTCGGTTAGAGCAGCAGACTCATAATCTGAAGGTCCCTGGTTCAAGCCCAGGCTGGTCCACTTAAAAAATAAATAATATGTTAACAACAATATTAAGTTTATTACTTGGAATTATTATTGGAGTTATACTTTTCCCAATTGGAATATTTTTAAGAGCAAAAAAATCAGGTTGGGATGACAGTAATGTTTTTAATATTTTTCATGTATTATTTCATTTGGCATTACATCCAGATGATTTCACAAAAATGTATTACAAGGATGGAAATAAACCATTCTGGTATCTGACGAAAGATGAGTTCTCAGAAGTTTTAAGAATAAGACCAACTTCAGATGATTAGTTATTAATTTTAAAATAAAACATATATGAATAGAATTGTTACGTTTATTGCTACTGCAATCTTTGCTATAACAGCATTAACAAGCTGTTCGTTTACAAACCCATCATACGATGAAGAAGTAGCTTTAAAGATGAAGCCATGGTTTGTTGGTAGTACTGGTGTAGACCCTACTCCTGTTAATGACTTAACATGTATTGCATGGACAACATCAGCTGTAAGTTTTTATATTCTTCCTCAAAAGGTGGAGTTCAAGTTCGATGACTTGCTTTCAAACGATAACACACCTTTGGATGTAAGCATGTATATGGTCTTGCAGGTTCAGAAAGGACATACTCCTGAATTGTTGCAAAACTATGGTGAAGACTGGTATAAAACATTCATTGAACCATATTTCAAGAATAAGGTACGTGAATATGTTTCTACGTGTTCTCCATTTGATTTGATGAGCAATCGTGAAGTACTTAATAAACTTGACACTGAAATTGCTAAGTCAATGAGAATTTATATTCAGCAACTTTCAAAGACAAGAGGAAACTTCCCTGTTACTATTCAGCAAGTTACTACAGATAGAGTTATGCCTAACAAGGAACAACTTGATGAAATGAACAAGACAGCTGCTGCTATTCAAGCAAAGCAGACACAGGAGAAGAAGGCTGAAATGGAGTTAGCAAGAGCCAAAGCTGAAAAGAATAAGGCTATTGCAGATAAGGCTTATATGAATGAATTGGCACTTTCTCCACAGCAGTTTATTCAACTTCGTGCATGGGATGTTATTGCAAGTAAGCAAGGTGCGAATATTGATGTACTTGTTGGTTCTGGTGAGACACCTATGTGGAACATCAAGCAAAAGTGATAATTAAATAATTAATGGCTGGATGAGCAAGATTGGTTTTGCAACTGATTTGTACTCAGTAGGTTGTGGGTTCGAGTCCCACATCCAGCTCATAATGGGTTGTAGCTCAGTCGGTAGAGCAGTGGTTTGAAGGTCCATGTGTCGGTGGTTCGATTCCACCTCATCCAACTAATAATGCGAACAAGGAAAAATATATTATTATGGTAGTTTCCAGAGTGGTCAAATGGGGCTGACTGTAAATCAGCTGCTTATAGCTTCGGTGGTTCGAATCCGCCACTACCAACATTAAAAAAATGTAATTTGCGAACGTAGCATAATGGTAGTGTTCTAGCCTTCCAAGCTAGGTGTGACGGTTCGATTCCGTTCGTTCGCTCATTTTTTATAGCCCAATCGACAAGTGGTTAAGTCGCTACTCTTTCACGGTAGAGTCACGGGTTCGAATCCCGTTTGGGTTACTAATTTTAATGTTGTTCCAATAAGCAAAAAATATATATTCAACAAAATATTATGGATACAAGTTTTATTACTATTATTATTTGTATTATTGTTGGGATTTTGTCTGTAAATTATATCAAAAATACTTTTAAAGAATGATAGTACAAGATTTAAAGATAGGTTATACGGTTTGTACAGTGACAAGTTTTGGTAGACTAACTATGCCAATGTACATTGCAGGCATTCTTAATGATGGCACTATTTATCTTGACTTCGATAATAACGAAGGAGATATGTGGGAAGTTGATATTAAAGATATTGCACCTGTTAGAATTGACGAAGACATATTAAATGATTTCGGATTTAAACGTGAATTAAATACAGAAACACCTACATATAAAGTTCCAGATAGCGCTATAGAAAGCTATATAGTTGCTACGGATAATGAGTGTACGTCTTTTTGGCTGACTAATGCTTGCAATGGGAAAGATACAGATAGTTCTGTAGGTAGCAAGACATTCAAGTATTTACACGAATTGCAAGAATTGTTTTATCAAAAATTCAATAAATTATTACTTATCAAATAATGAAATTATTTGGGTCTCATAATAGTTTAAGTTTTCTTAAACCAAAGAAGTGGTATATGTATCCATTTATATTTACCGCTAAGTGTCAGAAAGTTAATTATAAAGAACAATATGAAAATTTTAATATTAGGGTTTTTGACCTTAGAGTATGGTTTGATAATGATGGTAACTTAGAAGTACGCCATGGTGTAATGATATACAACATTGACCTAAATGGCGTATATGAGTTTTTACATTATCTTAATGGTAAAAAAGATGCTTATGTGAGAATTATACTTGAGGAAGATAATTTATCAAAGAGAGAGAAAAATTCTGCTTGGAAAGAAATACTGTTTGATAAGTTTTGTAGTTCTATTGAAAGTTTATTTACCAATGTTTATTTCTTTGGAGGACGAAGAAAGTATGATTGGGTACGAATACATGATTTCAAACATGATGATATTCCTCTTTTAGATTTATATTCAAGTACCACAAGGTTTTTTGGTAAAGCAGTGTTTAAAAAAGGGGTTAATATGATTCTGAATATGGCAGATGATTGGTATCCTTGGTTGTATGCAAAATTTCACAATAAGAAAAATTATCAGGAATATATAAATAATGATAAAGAAGAATGTCTTATGTGTGACTTTATAAACATTAGATAGAATATGAAAATAGGTTTTTTACTTGGTAGTTTCGACCCGATACATATTGGTCATGTGCAAATGATTAATAGTGTACTGAATAGTGACTTTGACAAAGTGATAGTTGTGCCAACTGTACAGAATCCATGGAAGGATTCTAAAGCTACTGATTTTGCTTATCGTTGCCAAATGATAGAGAATGCAATTTCACATTTTGGAGATAAATGCTGCCTTTCTAAGGATGAATTATTGGTTGATGGTACACACTATTCATATAAAGTATTATCGCTTCTTAGAGAGAAATACAAAGGCAATGAGTTATTTATTATAGCTGGTTCCGATTGTGTTAATGACATACCGAAATGGAAAAATTATAATTCAGATATAGAACCATATTTTTCTATTGCTGGATTAAAAAGAAATAAGATGGATAAAATTCCAGATTATGCGATACCGATAGACCAAGATATTGTTATTCCTATTTCCTCGACATACATAAGACGAATGGTAAAAGAAAATAAAATTTTTTTTCCATATATAAATGCTGAAAATGAAAAGTTGATAAAAAAGTTGAATTTGTATCATTAACATTTTATTGAACGAGAAATACATATTCATCTACATTTTTTTCAAACAACTTTGACTTTAATCAAGAATAATAGCATTTTTTATAAAATAGGCATATCAAAAACGATATATATTAAATTCAACAAATATATATTATTGCAAATGAGTTGATTAACAGCTTAATTGGGAAATAATTATAAAAAAATAGTGAAGTAAGAATTATGTTGAATTTATTAAAAAAGACATTCAAGTGGTATTGTAACAGAATGGAAAAAGCTTATGGTAATGTTATCCAAGCAGGTCTTACCCCTTGTATGTAACAAGACAAAAAGTAAAGAGTGGTTAACAACCACTCTTTTTTTTATTAATTTATATTCAAGTATTTTTGAGTTATCTATCAGAATACATTATTTTAATATTTGTTAACTATGATTATTTGGCTAAATAAAAACATTTAGTTAACTTTGCAATCGTTATTTTAAAATATGATGAAATAAAAAAATGAGTAGATTAGACATAGACATAGTATTTGATAGTGAATTTTTGAAAGAAAACGTAATATAAATATTTGTTTATCAATAAGTTATAGATAATCTATTGTTAGTAACACTTTACCGCAAGGTAATCACAACCTCTTCGTTGAAGCGTATGGCGTACCCACTATTGTTAGTAACACTTTACCGCAAGGTAATCACAACGACACTCATCATCATCAGTTGGTAAAGAGATTGTTAGTAACACTTTACCGCAAGGTAATCACAACCAGAAATATTTATAATATAAGAGCATTAAAATTGTTAGAAACCATAAACCGAAAGGTAATCACAACGCAATGATTTTATTATCATGTATTGTATTAATTGTTAGTAGTATTATACCGAAAGGTAATCACAACGACGTAAGAACAATATTGACTCGATTCTTAAATGTTAGAAAACTTATACCGCAAGGTAATTACACACATTGAGTTATGTCAAGAATTTCATCAAAAAGATAACTTTATATATTAAATTTACAAAATAATTTGTATAATTGAAATAAATATAGTATATTTGCAAAGTGATTTTTAAATCACATAATAATAACGGTTGAGGAGATTTCTCTTAGACCAATTTTTAATTAAATATTTAAAATAAAATGAAGGCTTTAATTATTATGTTCACAGCTTGCGTAGCACTTACTTTTGCTTCATGCGGAAACAATGTTAAGAGTAAGGCTCAGCAAAAAGACTCTGACACAACTGTAGTTGACAGCACTGATAGTGCTTCTACAGATTCAGTTGTTGCGGATTCTATCGTGAAGTAAGTTTTTTTCGACTTATGTTCAATATAGATTTGAACAACATTTAGGCCTTGGTTATTCCAAGGCTTTTTTTGTTTTTATTAACATTTTAATTTTGGTAGTAAAATATTTTGCTTGTATCTTTGCAACATAAAAAAGATTAACATGAATAGATTCGATTTAAATTTATCAAAACATGCCATTCAAGAGATACTTGATGCAAATGGGTATGAGATTAAGACATTATTAGTATATTATAGTCCTTTTAGTGATGCATATGATTGGGACAATAGAACATCTTTTAGTGTACAACGAGAATATGCTTTCAAGAAGAATAATATGCCAGAAGAGGCAAAACGTGAAAAACCAATTTTAGAAGACTTAAAAGAATATGAATTGGATAACGTTTTGAATAAAATAATAACTGAATCAATAGTAAGAATATGTAGAGTTCCGTAAAACTCACAATACTTTAGTTCGTGGAGTGTAAGATACTATGATATGGAGTGGTTTTTACTGTTTTGCGATGGTAGTCCTCTTTCATGACAAAAATATGTGAAAAAGTTTTGTTAATCACAAAATAATTAGTATCTTTGCAAGTGATATGAGGAAGATTAACAGAACATACAAATTCAGATTGTACCCGAATAAGGAACAGACCGAATTGCTGGCAAAGCACTTCGGATGTTCTCGCTTTGTGTACAATTACTTTCTCAATCAACGGAATGAACAATATAAGCTCACTGGTAAGAGTGATAATTTCTATGCGCAGTGTAAAACTCTTACCGTATTGAAGAAGCAGGAAGATACAGTATGGTTGAAGGAGGTAAATTCTCAAACATTGCAGTTTGCAATCCGCAGTCTTGAAGCTGCCTATATTAATTTCTTTAAGAAGCATGCTAAGTTTCCTAACTTCAAATCCAAACACTCCAAAAATAGTTTTACCGTTCCACAATATGCATCTATAGCAGGTGGAAGACTCTTCATACGCAAGTTTAAGGAAGGTATTAAGTGTCGTGTACACCGTGAGATAAAAGGTAAAATAGGGAAGGTAACTATTACCAAGACACCAAGTGGAAAGTATTTTGTTTCCGTATTTACGGAAGAAGAATACATTACACCGATTAAGAAGACTGACAAGTCAATTGGTGTAGATATGGGTTTAAAGAATTTGCTTACCACTTCTGATGGAGAAACTTTTAAGAATAACCGATATACAAAAAGGTATGAGTGCAAACTTGCGAAAGCACAACAGCATCTTTCTCGTAAGAAGAAAGGCAGTAGAGGGTTTGAAAACCAAAAACTCAAAGTTGCCAGACTTCATGAAAAGATTTCCAATAGTCGTGCCGACTATCTGCATAAGTGCTCTATCTCTCTTGTTCGAAGATATGACACTATCTGTATTGAAGACCTGAATGTAAAGGATATGACGAGAAATCATCGTCTTGCCAAGTCCATTTCTGATGCAAGTTGGGGACATTTTGTTTCCATGCTTATCTATAAGGCGAAATGGAACGGCAAAAAGGTTGTGAAGGTAGACCGTTACTTCCCATCCTCACAGACTTGTAGTACCTGTGGGTATGTTTACAAAGACATTAAAGATTTGTCGGTTCGTGAGTGGGAATGTCCCGTTTGTCACACTCATCATGACCGTGATGTGAATGCAGCAATCAATATTCTTCGTTTCGGATTAAATAATAATATATCGGCAGGGACAGCCGATTACACGGGTGGAGAGGAAGTAAGAGCTGACCTTTTGGAAAGCCATTCCTCTGTGAAGCCCGAAGCACACAAGTTGAAGACTTGTGTGTAGTTCACTTTACCATATTCCAAATGATATGGATAATTTTAAACGGTTTACGGATGGTAACACTGTCATTATGGGTATGAATATGTATCTTTCTTTACCAAATCAGAAGCCCCTTAAGAATAGGGTCAACATTGTCATTACGCCTAATCCAAAATTATGTACAGAAAAATTTGGAGACACAAGTGTTCATTTCGTTAATTCAATTAATGGAGTGATTACATTAATGCGTCATCTGAATATAAAGAATGAAGACGTATTTGTTATCGGTGGTTCTTCCATTTATAATGCTTTTTTAGATGAGAATCTGATTAGTGAAGCATATATTACGCTGGTGGAAGATAAAACAGAAGGGGATAGTTACTTTCCTTTAAATATTTTTTCAGATAGTAAGTGGAAAAATATTTACGAGTCTTTGACCCAAGAAGAAAATAATATCAAATTTAAATTTATGATATATAAAAAGAAATAGCATGAATAAAGAAGAATTGAAATTTAACTGTAAATCATTATCCAATTTATTCATATCTCAATATTTGGATAAAATCAATAAAAGTGAAAAATTTTTATTGGGATTTGATAATATAGGTAAAGATAAAACCTATATTGAGACAAGTCCTAAAACTTTATCAGAGGATATATATAAGGCTCTCAACGAGTGTAAAAACAAGTATAAATCCATTGATATAGTAGTTGAGAATAATGGTTTAAAAACTGTTTTAAACAGTATAGATATAAGACAATGAGACTTTTTGTAATATCTTGCGTAGTTGCAACAACTATCATATATATACATTTCAGAATAACACAATATGTTAGCGCAATTGTGTTTAAAAATGAAGAGAGTGGGCTTAGTGTCATCTCCAATCTAATCTTAGTATTCTTGATGATAATTTCATGGATACTATATCTCTATTATGAATTTTAAAATGAATTATTCCAAGAAAATATTAAATCCATTAATCACCAAACTCAATATAAACACAGACGAGGATAACACATTCAAAGAACTGATTTCTTTGACCTATGACAGCCCAAATTATCAACTATGGGCAGTTAATGCAGTGTACTCAAGTTATTGCACTGTAGAGGAAATAAAGAGTATTTTAGAATGGGCAAAGTCACATAAACAGTTGATACGTCAATTAAGTAAGCATACTATTACTGCTTATACATCTCGTTATGCAATTACAATTTTAAAGAAAGAAATAAAGAACATTCAATTAATTGACGATGTTAAATCTTTCATTAATAAATTCAATACAATACAGAGAAATCTATTGAAAGAATATCTAAATTTAGAGAATTGTTCGATATTAAATATTAGTAAAGAAAGAGAGTTAAAGAAATGGAATAAGATATTTACAAAGCTTCAGAACTTACCAGAAGAACAATTAAATAACTTTATTTCTACATGTTCTTCACTCCATAATATTACGGAACTATTAGATGCTTTCACTTGGTGTATGGATTTAAGTTACAATTGGAATAAAAAAGATTTCATAAGTTTTGTTACCAAATCAACACCTCACTCTCCTATTGTGTATAACAAGGATAATGTAGTTATAGTACATGTAACATCACATAAAGATTGTAACAGATTAGTGGGAAGTGAAGGACGTACCAAATGGTGTTTCAATTGCAATAAAACGTGCTGGGAATCGTATGTGAATGATACCAATAGTAAACAATACTTCTTATTCGATTTCTCCAAGAAAGAAGGTGAAGAAACATCCCATATAGCGTTTACAATTAATAAAGAACTCGGTCTTACAGAAGCATACACAACCCATAATTTAAATATCATAGAACATGGTAATGATTATGCCAATGAAGTTTTCAATGAAAAAGGAATTAATATAAGTGACTTTATAACTTTAGAACAACCTATTGGATATAAATGGGAAGAAGAAAGTATAAAAGGGGTAATAGCAGATAATGAAAATGCTAAAGTAATTAATAGTGATAGTAATAGATTACTTATAACTTCAGAAAATTACGAAGTATCGCAAAAATTAATACAGCATACAATTCTATATAAACGTTTATTAAAAGAGACACTACATAGAAAGTTATATTTTCTTTATGATTTAAATCTTAAAGAAGATGACCCAAATGCATTAATATGCATTAAAACAACATTATCATCTAATGGTAAAGAAGAATTTTTGATGGCGTTTAATCAATGTTATTTAAGAATAGATGAAGAATATTTAAAAGAAATACATATTGAAATTAAAAATATTAGCACTGCTGAATAAATATAATTCAGCAGTGCTTTTTTTATAAAAAAAAGTTACTAAAAGTTTGTTAAATCAAATAAATTTATGTATCTTTGCATAGATAAAAAAAGTTTTATGAATAATGATAAAAAGAAATGGTTAGACGAAACATGTAGTTTAACATATAGAGATATATTTAATATTCTTAAAGATTCTTTGGAAGAAGATACTTCTATAGAAGAAGATAAATGTATTGCTAATTCATTTTTATATATAATGAATATATATAAGGAAAATACAGGTAATTTCCCATACTAATTAATAAAAATAAAATAGAGAAATGAGTGCAAACGGAAGTAAATTCTTTACCGCTATGGTCATTGGTGAGGAACCTGATAAGTTGATGAAGAAATATGATAAATCCTTAAAGGTTGAACCATACATTAAATACAAGTATCTTGATGCAAAAAAGATGCAGAGTGCAACTATTAAATCTATCGAAGCAATTTTGTCAGACCCTAAAAAATTCGGACTTAATCAATTTAATGTTGATATGTTAACCGAAAGAAAAAAGGTTATAAGCAATATGACTTCTTTTGAATACTACCAAAATATCACTGATGGTATGTTTTATGATGAAGATGGTAATGCTATATGCGAAGATAATCCAAATGGTAAATGGGATAATTGCTCGTTAGGTAAAAATTTTGCCATTCCATTATTAACAAAAGACGGTAAGGAAGTATATCAAGCAAGAAATAAAGATATCGATTGGGATAAAATCATTACACGTGACCAGACATTATATAATGCAACATGGGAAATGATTATTGAAGGAAGAGACCCAGAAACACCAGAAGAAACTACTATCTATCACGCAATGAGTGATAAAAAAGATTATTTCTCAAACTTTAAAAATAAAGAAGATTACGTAAGTTATTCATGTTCTTATTGGAATTATGCTTATGTTGATGAAAATGGTTGGAAAGACGTGGATGACAAGGGAAAAGAACAAGAATGGCTTAGAAACTTTTACAAGACTTTCGTAAAGCCCCTTAAACCAGATGACCTTGTTAGTATATACGAATATAGTAGAAGAAATTAACATATATTAATATGAAATTCTTGACGAAATAAAATAAAATAATTATCTTTGCAGCATAACTTTTAAAAACATAAAAAATGGAAGATTTAGTTACAAAGCAACTTAGAAAACGTTTCGTCAAGGATTTTAACCTACCTATACAAGTAATACAAGACCCTTACTTTACAGAACGTATTGAACTATGTGGTGCTATTCAAGATTATAATAATCTTCTTGAATACATCGAGTCCAATTATGGCGGTAGTTATAGAGCATTCTTAGATGCTTATGCACAAATAAGAGACGAAATTGTTACTTCATGTTATAACTCGGAAGCTTTTAAAAAGTTCAACAATAGTGATATTAAAGCCGTGCATCCATTGGTTCCACAACGGAATTTGTATACAGAAGAACAAGATGGAAATAATTTTGTAAGTGTTGATTTAAAGAAAGCAAACTTTCAAGCGCTTAAGTATGTTAATTCTGAAATAGTGCTTAATACGGACACGTATGAAGATTTTATAGGTAAGTTCACTGATAGTGAATATATTAAGAAATCAAAATACACAAGACAAGTTATTTTTGGAAAACTGAATCCCAAAAAGACTATTAATATAGAGAAACGTATTATTAATGAAATATATAAGACGCTTAACGATAAGTTCAATCTGACTGACTATTTAGAGCCATATTCTATGTGCACAGATGAAATTATCTATAAAGTGAAAGATAAAAATAATAATACCTTAACTGATTTACTGTGTGATAAATCTTTAATGATGATGGAACAAATTATTAAAGATACACTTGGTTTTGAAGTACGTATTAATTATTTCACTCTTAAATTACACCAGTTCAAACTTGCTACATCAGAAGCAAAAGTAAATGCGTTCACTAAATTGAATCAGGTAACAAATGAAGTGTCTTATGCGTGTATTCCATCAACTTACTATCCACAGATTTACAAATTAATTAATGGTTTAGATGTAACTAATAATGACCTTGTTTTTTATTATGAACATGAATTGGCAACATTCTTAAATCCATTGGTAAAAGTAAATAATAATAATGAAATTTGAAATAAAAGATAAAAAGATAGCAAAAACCATCAACACAATACGTGCACTTATCAAAGGAACCAAATTTGAAGGTGTTACGTATGTTGTGGGTGGATTTGTACGTGATACGTTAATGGGAGAAACGTCTAACGATTTAGATATTGTAGTCAATCTCCCGTCTGGTGGGATAGATTTAGCGAATACTTTAACAGAATTGGATAAAAGTCATAGTGATTCTAATCCTGTTGTATATCCTAAGTATTGTACTGCAAGCTTTCATTTAAAGAATAATTACGAATGTTCTGATATTGTCATTGAAAGTGTGGAAACTCGAAAAGAACAATATCACTCAGAATCACGTAATCCAGAAACTTGTTTTGGAACTTTGGAAGAAGACGCTTTCAGAAGAGACCTGACTATTAACGCATTATATTACAATATATCAACAGATAAAGTAGAAGATGTTACTGGAAAAGGACTTGATGATTTAAAGAATCATGTTATCAGAACAACAAATGACAACCCTGATATTGTTTTTTATGATGACCCTTTACGTATCATGAGAGTCATTAGATTTGCAAATAGATATGGTTGGAATATAGAAGATAAAACATGGCAATCACTTCAACAAAATGCTTCCAGAATAAAGATTATTTCCAAAGAAAGAATATGTAACGAATTGAATAAGATAATTGCCAACAAAGAGTGTATTGATGGCTTGCGTTATTTAAAAAATAGTGGCATATTATGTTATATTCTGCCAGAAGTGTTCGAACAATGCTTTGTACCAGACATAGAGAACTTTAATAGTATGTTTGATAAAATAGTTACAATATGTAGTCAAGCACCTATAAATTTATATACTCGTCTTTCAATTTTGCTCTCATTTTGCAAGTCAAATAGTGAATGCGAAGATATTTTATCGGCACAAAAATATCCTAACGTAGTTATAAAGAACGTAACAAATTCTCTATTCGGTAAAACTTTTAGAAAAGAGAATGAAGATTTAGAAATTTCTTTACGTAGATTATATAAGAAATGTGACCAAAATATAGATAATGCATTATGGGTATATCGAGTTTTTACAGATGAAGAAACTTATAACGAAACGGTAAATACGTGGCTAAAGATAAAAGATAGTGCTAAAATTCACCTTCCGATAGATGGTAATGAAATTTTCTCGTATCGTACAGATATTACAGGTAATGACAGAAAATCACTTATTGACTATCTACACGAAGAACAATGTAAGAATCCAGAATTAACAAAAAGAGAATGCATTGATTTAATTAAAAAATATCAGTTACATAAAAAAATCAATTAATATGAATAAATTACTATTGATTGTAGACCCACAATATGATTTCATTAACGGAACATTGCCTGTGGATAACGCTGAACAAAAGATGAATGCTTTGTGTGAATACATTAAGAAGCACAATGAATACAAAGCGGTGGTTATTACAGTAGATTGGCACCCAGAGAACCATTGTTCTTTTAAAGTTAATGGTGGAGAGTGGCCTAAACACTGTGTTGCCTATACACATGGTGCAGCTATATATGAACCCATTATTCAAACTCTAAGAGAACTAAATATTGATTATACAGTTCTTACTAAAGGTGTTTTCCTCAACCGAGAAGAATTCTCTATTTTTTCTAACGATAATTCTCGTGAATGGTTGTATAAATTTATTTACGGTGAATACATTAACCAAATAGATATCTGTGGTATTGCAGGGGATGTTTGTGTTTATAATACTTTGTTAGATGGTATTATTGCATATGGAGAAAATAAATTCAATCTCCTTATTGATTATTGCCCGTCTATAGATGGTGGTGAGAAACTTAATAACTTTAACATAAATAAAACTTATGGCAAGGATTGAAATAGAATATGATGAATATGAACGATTAGAAAAAAGTGTGAAAGAACTTCAAGATAAAGTTTATACATTACAGAACGAAATCAATGAGAAAAATATCTTAATTGACAGTTATAAAGAAACTATTAAAGATATTAAAGAAAGTACACTTATTGATAGAGTTCTAAATTGGAAAGATTATTTGAATGATATTAATGAGTTAAACAATTAAAATTAAACAAAATGATTCAATCAATTTTAGATACAGATTTGTATAAATTCAGTACTTCATACGCTTATTTCCACAAGTTCAACAGAGCAGAAGGTACATTTAAGTTTAACGACAGAAATAAAGAGGATTGGAGAAATTATCCAAACTTTATGGATGAGATTGAGTTACAAATTGAAAACTTATCCAATATTCGTCTTACAAATGAAGAAAGAGATTGGTGTGTTGAGAACATTGATTATATTCCAGAGAATTATTGGGAATGGTTAGGTACATTTCGCTTCAAGCCAGAACTTATTAAGATGTGGTTGGATGACGATGGTGTCTTCCAGTGTGAGGTGACGGATAAACTCTATCGTGTGACATTATATGAGATAGCTATTCTTGCCACATATGCAGAAGTGAGAAATAGAGTATTAGGAAATAAGATTAATATGGAGAAAACCATGTTAAAGTTAGAAGATAAGATTTCTTATGCTAATATGAATAATCTATGTTTTTCTGAGTTTGGTACACGTAGACGATATAGTTTTAAAGTACAAAATGAAGTTGTTAAACGACTAAAAGACAAGTGCCCTGTATGTGCTGGAACAAGTAATGTGTATTTGGCAAAGAAACACCACATGCGACCTACTGGTACATTCCCTCACGAATGGATGATGTTTCATGCTGCTGTGTATGGATATAAGCGTGCGAACTACATGGGACTTGAGGATTGGATTGATGTATACGAGGGCAATCTTGGTACTGCGCTAATTGATACCTATACTACAGAGTCATTTCTTAGAACCTTAACCCTTCAGCAAGCTTTGCTTTTGAGAGGTTTCCGTCAAGATAGTGGTGATGAGTTTAAGATTGGTAATATGATAATTAAACGTCTACAAGAGTTAGGGATTGACCCTAAAACTAAATTACTTATCTTCTCAAATGCTCTCACATTCGAAAAGTATAAAGAAATTCATGATTACTTTAATGGACGTATTATGGTCTCAGCTGGAGTTGGCACAAATCTAACTTGTGATACAGATATCAAAGATTACAAACCAGCAAATATTGTCATGAAATTATCAAGAGCGAGATATAGTAGTAAAGACCCTTGGGAAAAGTGTATCAAAATTAGTGATGATATAGGCAAACACATGGGAGACCCAAAAGAATTTGATAAAGCCATGAGTGATTTACACTTGTCAGAATAATTTGGCATAGATATTGTAATAGCGAAAATAAAAAAATAATTTATTAATAAAATAGATAAAGTTATGAGATTAGAAGATTTAATTTTTACAACTCCAAAAACATTTGACGATTTAATTAAAAGTGTTAGGGAAACGGATAAAAATAAAAATTTATATAACAAGGTAAAGAATACTTGTGAAACAGAACTCGATAAACCCTATGGATTCATTGGCTCATTATTGGGTTTGAAGAAAAAGTGGAATGAAGATGATACCACATATTCGTTTGTTGTGGATTATAATCAGGAAACTGAAATTATTAATTATAAGGTGTTTAAGGGCGATTTGTTCGTAAATGTATCGTCAAAAAATGATACAGATAGTTCTTATTACATGCTTTCTATCCCTGAAGATGCACGCAACTCTAAAATTCACAATGAATATAATGAGATTGATAAAACAATGAAGTTTACCGTGGCAAAAGATATGTCTTCAAAGCGTAAACAGGAATATGAAAAGATAATGCAGGATTATCGTCAGAAACTCAAGGAAGTTGAAGGACTCAAGAAGAAGGAAAGTGAGTTGAACGAGTTACGAAAAAAGTTGTCTGAGTTTAATCAAAAGTAATAATATGATTCACCATGTAAATGGAAATTTATTGGAGAGTGATGCGGAAGCCTTGGTTAATACAGTTAACTGTGTTGGCGTTATGGGCAAGGGCATTGCTCTCCAGTTTAAGATTAAATTTCCTAAAAATTTTGAACTTTACAAAGAAGCATGTAGTAAAAACGAAGTAAGTGTCGGTAAAATGTTCATTACAGAGGAAAATGCTACATTATTTACTGACAAGAAAATTATCATCAATTTCCCAACTAAAACGCATTGGAAATATCCTTCTGAATATTCTTATATCACCAACGGTTTGGACGCTTTAAAAAGAGAAATTGTTCAAAGAAAGATTAAATCAATTGCTATTCCTGCACTCGGTTGTACTAATGGCAAATTAGATTACAATAAAGTTCACAAAATGATTCTTGATAAATTACAAGATTTGGAATGCGAAATTTACTTGTACAAACCATTAAATTAAATAAAGTTAAAAAACGGAGCTATAATTTGGTAGTTCCGTTTTTTTGTTGTATCTTTGTAGCATAAATTAATATTAAAATAATAAAGAAATGGAAAAAGAAGAATACATTTTTGAATCAACCATTTTTAATAAAACTAAAAATGAATCAGAAACAGTTAGTACAAGTAGTTTTAAAGAATATTACTATTAATCTTGTCAACTACCCACAGGTTAAAGTCCTGTGGGCTTGAAAAAGCCCAAGTTGATTAGTCTAAGCACTTTGAGTGCTACGTTAGGAGAGAATATATAGTTACCAAGTGGGTGTTTGCTCAAGCCCCTTGCTCTAAGGTTAGTGATTAAACAATTCTGTGAGGTAGGAATAGTGTTGCTAATATACAAACCTCTCCATAACATTGACGATGAGCATTTAACGGAGAAATCCGACTTACAGTAAATTAAAAAATAAACAAAACGAATGGTTTACGTAATTAACAAAGATGGGCAAGCACTAATGCCTACTGAAAGATTTGGCAAAGTGAGAAGATTATTGAAAAATGGTCTTGCCCACGTTATATGTCGTATTCC